GGATGAAGGATCCGCATCTGGTGACGTCCTGTGTGCTGCATGGATACGACGACGGCGACGAGGACGTGTACCTGCGGTTCAACCGCTGGACCTTCCCCAAGTTCAAGGACGCACTGGAATCTCTGGAGCCCGATAAGCACGTGGTGATCATCGTCGGCCAGAAGCGCGACGACTTCGGAATTTCCATCCACGCGTCTGATATCATCATCATCGACCCAGATGATGAGTACGATGACGACGAGGAGCTGTTGGTTGACTGAGCTGATGTACATCGGACTGGTACTGGCTGCGTACCTGTATGGCAGGTATCAGCAGTATAAGTCAGACCAGAAGAAGGTACAGGGCAATCTCAAGAATCTGCTGTAGGAGACGAAATGCAGAAGTGGCTCGCGGTCCTCCTGGCGATCTGGATCGCGCACAGGATCAACAAGATCCAGGAACGGCTCTGGGCGGAGAACATCAAGATCGGACAGGCCGATCGGTGGCAGCAAACGGTTATGGGCATGCCGTTGGCTCCGGAACTACCGACGAAGAACAGACACGTACTGACCAGGGCGAGCAACTGATGGGATACAGCGAGATGGAACAGGACGCAGCGGGCGAGTACGGCACGGCCGCGGAGCGAAAGACTGCTGAACAGGTGAAGCTGGCGCGGCTGGCCGAGACCGAGAGGATACGTGCGGAGCAGGCCGCTGAGCGTCTGGAGCTCGCCCGGAAGGCCAAGTACGGCGATGTGCACTACGTCGCGAAGCTGACCATCGAGCGGGTGAACGCGTTTCCCGAGAAGCCCGGCAACTACGGCAACGACGGCACCAAGGCCACCCGCAAGGTCACGATGGTCGAGGCCTTCAACCTGCGTGCCGAGGAGCTGGACACTCTGAAGCACCGGGTCACCCAGCGCCTCGACCTGGTCGAGGACGACGAGATCATCGACCCCATCACGAAGGGAAATCTGCGCGATGCCTGACTACCCGGTGCCGTGGTGGCTCTGGGCGATCGTGATCGTGGCCGTTGTCGCTTTGGCGGGCCTGGTGTGGCTGGTAGCCCATGTCACCGGACGGTCACCGGAATGACAGTTGATTTCCCCAGTGACTTCCCGACACACGACGAGGACGACGAAGTGATCACGCCGTGTGGCGTGTGCGGAGATGCGGACGGAGATGATTGCAGCTGTGGACACACCGACCTACACGATCTACCACAACAACGGTGAATGGACCGAGGTCCAGCTTCAGCACGGTGAGCACATCAGCCTGCGGGCGGGCGGACTGTACGTCCACCGTGTCGACGAGAACGGCAAGAGCACCGGGCGTACGGTGTTCCCGTGGCTCTCGATGAAGAGCTACCACGTCGACTACCCGAACACCTGCCCGGAGCACGGCTCGCGGACGGCCTGCGAGGCGCAGGGCAAGCACCAGGGCGACATGAGTCTGCTGGGCGCTCCGGAGGTCGAGTTGGTCGAGCAGATCAACGAAGAACTGCGTTTGGCCACCGAGAAGATCAAGAAGGAGAATGATGGACCAGGAATCAGCGCACAGCCGCCCGTCGGATTCCATCACACCGGAGACATCGCCACCCCGCGCGACCCCGACGACGCCTGGCCCAACTACGGCGGTACAGAAGTGGGCCGACCAAGCGATGTTCGCTTCGGAGACGCTCACGACGCAGTCCGGCCCGACCGCGACCCTCCTCTCGGCCCCGAGTGATCCGTTGGGGAGCATCGCAGCCTGCGCCAAGATGTACCTCGGCGAGGTGGTTCGAGACCTCGCGGACATCACCGACGCGGAGCGGCACCACTACCTGGAGCAGATGCAGAACACCAAGCTGAAGATGCCGCTGGAGGCTGTCCAGATGCACTTCATGCTGGAGGGTGTGACGCGCGGCTTCACGCACCAGATGGTTCGGCAGCGCACAGCGGCGTACGCCCAGGAGTCGATGCGGTTCGCCGTCGTCGAGGACTCGTTCGCGGACCGGGTGGTACTTCCACCGTCCCTGGCGGGGAGCGACCCGCACGCTGTCGAAGAGGCCCAGGAAGCCTGGAGGGTGGCGTACCGGGACTCCACCGGACTGATCGAATGGACCACGGATGACAACGACCCGAAGTACCGGGCGCTGCAGGACGCCATGGGTCGGATCGACAAGAAGGACAAGTGGCGCCAGAAGTGGGACGCAGCTCTGAATGTTCTCGAGCGGACCTACAAGCACCTGGTTGACGACGGCATGCCGGCCGAGGACGCGCGGGGTTTGCTCCCCACGAACATCGCAACGCGGCTGAACTACGTCACGAACTTCCGCGGTCTGCTCGACCATGCTGGCAACCGGCTCTGCACGCAGGCGCAGTTCGAATGGCGGTTGGTGCTGGCCAAGATGGCCGAGGCGATTCGGGCCTACGGCCAGAAGAAGACCTACGAGGTTCGGACGAAGGACGGAACCGGCGGCAGTTGGACCGAGGACAGGTCTTCGGCCTGGCAGTTCGATGCGCTGGCGGACCTGCTGCGGCCGGTGTGCTACCAGGTCGGTTCCTGCGTGATGAAGGCGGACTTCGACCGGGCCTGCAGCATTCGGAACCGAGTCGATGCCAACGCCAAGATCGGCCGGTCTTCCGCCGAGTGGATCGAGGAGTATGACGTGGTCGAGGGCAACCCGATCGTGGCCGGTGTTGGTGCACAGTCGGTGGTCACAACTCCGAACGGAAAGCCGGTCTTCATCGGCGCCATCCAGGCCCGTGAATGGCTGGCCGATCCGGGGGCAGCGCGGTGAGCGGCGTGCGGACCAACTTCTCGGCTGCAACCCGGCAGGCTGGTCCGGAGCGCGCGAAGCCGACCAACAACTACCACAAGATCAACCGACCGGTCAAGCCCAAGTTCCCGCACTGCCCGAGCCGAGACGACGTCGACAAGCCGTCGCTGAAGCGGTCCTGCCACCTCAACATGGGTCGAGATGATCTCGTAGAGATCATCGAGCCCGACATGGATCTGGTCAACAGGTTCCTGGCGGAGGGCGAGAAGTTCCACGGGCTCTGGGATTGCAAGCCCTGTGGGCGCTGGTGGATGCGGTACACCCGCCTCACCACCTGGGGCAAGCGTGAGCACCGCTGGACGCACGTCTACTATGCAGCAGAGGAGAACGATGACCGAACACAACGCTAGGCCCGCGTTCAATCAGCTCAACTGGCGGGTCGAGGGCGAGCACGTGTGCTTCCTGGAGCCGTCCGGAGGCGTGCGGGCCAAGCGTCCAGCCACTGCGCAGGAGATCGAGATCTGGCGGCTCTACAAGGAGCAGCTCGACGTCGGCCAGGACGAGATCCAGCGCATCATCAAGCACGAGCAGAACGAGGTCGAGCTGCATGCCGATATCAAGTCGCTGACTGCCTCCTGCGAGGCATACCGGACCGAGCTCGGCAAGCTGGCGGACCACCTGGCGGAGAATTGGCCGGACATGTGGCCCACCGATCACGCCAGCAGCATCGGTATGGCGATCGAGTTGCTCGGCAACTACAAGATCTTCAAGGACGCCGGGGCCGTCGGCTACCTCAAGCCCGCCGACGTTGACGGCCTTTTGCAAGCCCCTGGCACCGACGCCTACGCGTTGCCGGGGTCCGTGGGCGTAAACCCGACGGCTATGTCCGGCAAGCCCGGCAAGACCAAGAGGGAGAATAAGTGATGGGCAAATTCGGAAGACGCCAGACCCAGGCGGCCTGGGTCGGCGGTGCGCTCGCCGAGCGCGAAGAACAGGCGGTCGAGTTCAAGAAGACCGTCTCGAACGTCGGCGGCTGGGTCAGCATCGTGCCGCTGTCGCACATGTGTTTTCCGCCGGAGGTCTACCCGCGTGACGCTGGGCCTGGTTCCGGTTGGGGCTGCAAGCACTGCGGCTCCTTCTGGATGTCGAACGGATGCCAGGTCGTCGGCGACTACCCGGACAACTCGCAGACGGCACAGGCCGTCGGTCCGGTGCGTTGGATCTACGTCACCGGTCCCAAGTCCGACCGACAGATCGAGATCGAGAACGACCTGTACGACTGGAGGTCGGTGCCGTTCTACAACGCGCGGTTGCTCCGTCGGCTGATCGAACTGAACGGAGGGGCATGGGAGGACGCGTAGAGCCACCGCGCCTGTTCGGCCAGGCTTGTGTTCCAGAGCAGATCGGAGCTACAGCTGCGGCTCTGCAGGAACGCCTGCTGGCCGAGCAGGGTGCGCAGCTCGCCGAGTACGAGCAGCGCCTGACTCGGCTCCACGATGGCCTCGAGCGCGTCCTGCTGCTGGCGGAGAGCTCCCGATTCCTGGATGGCGTCGGGTACGGTGGCCGAGATGGCCGCGATGCACATGACCAGATCAATCTGATTGTGGCCGAACTGAACAGGGTGGTGTAATGCCGAATAAGGAATTGCCGGATCTTCCGCATTTCGCAGACAATCTGGTTCCGATGAAGGTGGATCGCCGAGCGATCCCGATGATCCAGGACATGGGATCGGCCAAGTTCGATCACCGAGAGTTGATCGAGTCCGAGACCACGACGCCCGCCGGGCTGATCGTGCCGGCACCCGAGGTCGTGCAGGCCGAGGTCGTCGAGGAGTCGAACACACAGCGGCTGCGACGGCTGCTGGCAGAGCTCGACACCGGCGACGCGGGCCAGGAGCACGAGGACCGGCTGCAGGTGGCCCGAGAGCTCGCGGCTCGCGTCGAGCGGGATGCGTACGTTTACGCCATGCGGTACGTGCTCCGAACTGTCTTCAAGAGGCAGGCTCGCGAAACCCCGAAGTTCGTCGGGCAGGTCGGCAACAAGCAGATGACCCGTGACCTGCTGCTTTCACACATGTCCACGGACATCGAACGGATCATTGCTGATCTGGAGCACGACATCAATCTCGGCTGATCGGAGCGTCATGTGTAACAGGTACGACTCCGAGCGAGCAGCCGAGATCGAGACGTTGGAGGGGCACGTGAGCGAGATCGAGGAGCGTCGAATCGGGTCGGCTCTCCGCCAGGCAGCAGTGGAGAAGGTCGAGATCGACGTCGACACGGATGTCTGGGAAGACGAAGGAGGAACAGCACTATGAAGTTCAACATGACCGACATCGTGTCCAAGGAGCATCTGGTCGATGTCGAGGTGCCGGCGTACCTCACCAACCCTGGTGAATGGTCGGTGATCTACAACGCCATCACGATGGCACAGAATGGTCGCCGGGGTACGGCGGCCAAGCAGATCCTCGCGGCCATCGAGCGCATCCGGAAGGAGGCCATGGAGGACTCGGTGCAGGGTCGGGTCGAGGCCTACCTCATCGGCCACAAGGAAGGCTGGGGCGAGGCCTGCGAGGTCGAGGAGGGCAACAACCAGCTCAAGCCGCGCTCCCGGGCTGGAGACGAGGACAAGCCGCCATACCGGTCTGATACTCCGATCGCCGACGCCAACAAGGCCTGGGAGGATCGGAGCTCCGAGGAGAAGGCGGCTCTCCGCCAGAGTGTGGCGGAGCACATCGATCTCACGGTCAAGATCGACAACGAGTACCGCATGCCGGGCGTCACGGCGATTGCCAAGGAGGTGATCGATGGGCCACAGAGTTAACCGGCTCCAACCGCTCAAGTTGCGGGAGATGTCAGACTCGGCGGTCTCGATGTGGTTCGACCCAGGCGAAACGACCGGATGGAGCATCATGCAGGTGCATCCGGAAGCCTTGGCGGACCCGACCATCAAGATCCTTGAGAACATCGAGAGTTGGTCGCACGGACAGATTGACTGTGGGGCGACGCGCGGTAATGCCGGGGTTTCGGCCGCGGAAGCTTCCGAGGACGAATTCGGCAACGGCGTCTCGATCTCTGGCGAGGCAGCTGGTGTGCACGAATGCTTGGAACTGGTCGATGTCTGGCCGGGCACGATGGTCGGGATTGAGGACTTCGTGGTCCGGCGGTACGACCAGTCCCGAGCATTCCTGTCACCGGTCCGCGTCACGGCGGGCATTGACTACGGGCTGTATCTGAGATTCATGTCTTCGTTCAGGCAACAGCCATCGGAGGCCAAGACCACCGTCACCGACGCGCGGTTGAAGGCCTGGAACTTCTACAGGTCCGAGGGCAGCCAAGTGCACGCCCGTGATGCGGACCGACACAACCTCACGTTCCTACGGAAGTGCAAGTCCGGCGAGAAGGGCCGCGCGCTTCGTGCACAGGCCTGGCCGCATCTTTTCGGCGAGATCGTCGTCGGTGGCCAGGTCGTGCAGGGCCCGTATTACCAGCCGCCTCGAAGGCCTTCTAGGGCCAGTTAGCTGGAGGCTAGACTAGGGGTGCCCCGGCTCCCAAGTTTTCCGCCGTGAGCGCTACGCGGATACGAGGGAGTCGGGGCACCGCTATCTATCTGACGACTTTCCTGGCCGGGCCGTCGTCGATCACGAGAGGTGGCTGATCGGTGCCTAGTATACCGGTACGTAGCCGGTCGCGCGCGGTACGCAAGACGATTGTTTCAGGGCTCAAGCACATTGGAGCCCCTTGCGGGTTTCCAGTTGGAACGGAGATCTGCAAGTGACAGTCATTGACCTGCCGTACCCGTTCGATGGTGAACGGGACTTGCCACCGTTTTCGGTGCCGCGAGTGAACAATTACAAGCGGGCGGGTTGGAAGTCTGTTATCCCGCTACCATACGGCAAGCAGGACCCGCCACCGACCGGCTTCTCCGGCCGGAATCCAACCGTGCCCAAGAAGGACCAGTACATTGCATGGTTGGACCGGGTTGCGCGCCAGAAGCAGGGCACCGGCAATATCGCCATCGTGCACAACGAACTGACGCTCGCTGTTGACGTCGATGACTACGACTACGTCGACAAGAAGACTGGTGAGACCAAGCGCAAGCGGGGTGGCGAATCCCTCGCAGCGCTTGAAGAGGTGCTCGGTCCGCTGCCGGACACCTGGCGGTCAACCGCGCGCGGCTGGGACAACCCGAGCGGTCAGCGGTTCTTCCGCATCAAGCCTGAGCAGTCACCGAAGCTCCTGGACTGGGACGACAAGCCCGGTCCGCACATCGAAATCGTGCGCTGGGGGCACCGGTACTCGGTGGTCTGGCCCAGCATGAATGGTCGGCTCGGAGAGGTTTACCGCTGGTTGACGCCGCGCGGACTCAGCGGACATGGTGGTGTTGATGGCGAGGGTCGAGTCTGGGCTGATAAGCAGGAATGGATCGACCTCGGCGGGATACGTCACGACGCACCATTCGTGCCCAGCGTCGAGGACCTGCCGTACCTGCCGGACGCATGGGTGGACTATCTGACGCGCGGGTTCTCCGCCTACAAGGACACACCGCGCGTTGACCTGGACGATGATGCGGCCGGGTCCTGGATTGATGGCCGGCCGGACGTCAACGGCGAGCCCTGCCAGATAATGCGCAAGGTCATCGACCGCGCCCTGGAGGACCTGCCGAACGGCGCGCACGACGCCTCGCGTGACCGGCTCATGGAGATGTTCCACCTTGCGGCCGAGGGCCACATCGGGCTGCGCACAGCCGTCCATGAGCTACAGGTCGCGTTCTTCGATGAGGTGCAAGGTCGGCGCTCGCACTCTGCTGCACAGAATGAATGGTTCCGTGAATACCGGGGCGCGGTTGAGCGCGCGGCGGCCCGTCCGGACCCCGCTACGGCCCCCTGTGCGTGTTGGGACGCCGCTGCCGACGGTGACGGGGCGGAAGGGTCCGAACGTGATCCGGCAACGTACGCGCTCAATGACACGGGCAATGCTGAGCACCTGATCGAAATGGTCAACGGCCAGATGATCTGGGGCAGCGGCTACGAAAAGTGGCTGGTCTGGGACATGGAGGACGGCGCCAACGTCTGGCGGCTGGACGACACCAGCATGGCTGTCGGCAAGGCGCGGCTGATCGGACCGCGCTTGGATCGTGCGGCCGGCAAGCTGTTCGCGAGTGCAAAGGGCATGGAGGACGGCGACGAGAAGGACAAGGCCACACGCAAGGCTGACCGCATGCGGGACTTCGCGGTGCAGACCGGGAACATCGCTCGCATCAACGGCATGCTCTCGGTGGCCCGTTCTTTCGCTAAGGTCAGCGTTCCGATGGACAAGTTCGATGCCAATCCGTACCTGTTGACCTGTCTCGGCAGCACCCTGGAGCTCCTGCCACGTGGCACTAAACTGGCCGAGCACTTCGGACCTGATGGCTTGCATCTGGGAGTTCGTGAGCGCGGCAGTGAACTAGAGGACTACTCGCTGAACTACACCGGCCTGGAGTACTTCCCCTGGGACACACTCGTTCCCGGCGGTCTCGGCGCAGCCTATGTGCATGGTCGGGCTGTCTGGGAAGACTATCTCGACACCTTCATTCCGAACCTCGAGTTGCGCTGGTTCATCCAACGCTTGTTCGGCTACTCGTTGATGGGTGCGAACCCCGAGCGAAAAATCGTGTTCCTGCAGGGCCTGACCAGTACCGGCAAGTCCACAATCCTCGAGGCTGTCTCGGCGGCGCTCGGCCGATACGCCAAGAGCTTCAACTTGAGCATGTTCCGGGAGTCCATGACCGAGGCTCCCCGCCCGGACATCGTGGAGGCGCTCACCCGGCGCATCATCACTGCAACTGAGGGTGACGCCGAATGGCACCTGCATGCGGACACCATCAAGCGGATGGTCGGCGGCGTCGACCAGATCAAGGCCCGCAACCTGCACAGCAACGTGTTCCTGGAGCGGGCACCTGCCTTCGTGCCATTCGTGGCAACCAACTCCTCGCCCACGATCGCCGGAGCGGACAGCGCGCTCTGGCAGCGCGTTATTGTGGTGCCATTCAATGTCCAGATGCTCGATGGCAACCAGAAAAAGAACGCCTCGGTGGTGCTGCAGACGGACGTCGGAGCTCGTACGGCGGTACTCAGCTGGTTGGTCGAGGGGTACATCGGATATGTCCGTGAGGGCATTGATGACCTGCCTGCTGTCGTGGTCGATGCTATCCAGGAGTTCCGAGGCGGGGTTTCGGAGTGGCACACGTTCATGAATCAGCAGCTTCTGCCAATCGAAGGCGCTCGGGTCGAAACTTCTGATGTGTACAGGCAGTACGAGTCCTGGTGCGAAATGAACGGTATCGAACGGAGGAGTCGGGTCAAGGGGCATTCGATGCCAGAGAAGTGCAGGGCCAATGGATACGACATCCAAAAGTTCAAGCGACCTGGAACGCAAAACAAGGTCTATTACATCATGGGCTTCGTTCTCCGCCAGATGGACACGGGTGAGTATGGCGGCCTGATCGCCGGTTCTGGTCTGGTTCAGGTTCCTCGTGAGGGTGGAAAGGGCGGCATGACCCTCAAGGAATACCATGCCGGGGGCCATGGTTATGGGGTTGGAGATGGGGCTGATGACCGTCTGGACGACAGGATCGATGGTGATGGGGACGGAGATGTGGACGGGGATGGAACACGTATTATTCGGCTAAGGTAACTCAGGGTAGCCGAAAACGGGGGCCTCATTGACGGTAAGTAAAGACCCCCGGAAGGGCTAGAAACGACCCCTGGAGTTACCGCAAGGGGTCGCTAGGGTCGCTTCTATTTAGGAATAGTTTCACCAGGGGTCGTTAGGGTCGCTTCGCACGGGGAATAGAAACAGCAACTTTCCGGAAAGTTTTGGGGGTCGGAAGGGTCGCTTCTTTTTAAGAATAGGTCGAGCAGTACCCTAGGGGTCTTAGAAGTAACCCCTTGAGGTCGTTTTGTTTTTGGGTGAGGACCCCTACTTGACCAGGGGAAACGGACCTCAAGGGGTCGGAAGGGTCTCTTCTTTGGAAGATATTCCGCTATAGGCGAGCGATCTAGTTGTTTTAGGAAGGGTCATTATGCATATGCATACGCTATTCGCCCCTCGTACGAGCGCGCGCCGCCGCGCCAGCGAAATCTGCGACAAAGCGACCCCTTGAGCCCCGTTAGCCAAGCTAACTATTTCGTGGCGTATAATGGAACTCGTTGGCATTCTGGAAAGGGCGATCATGGCGAACGAAACCACCTTCATTGCAGACGGCGGCAACAGGTGGCACGTGGTGTTCGAGGGGAACACATTCCAGCACCCACTGGTCGGCTGGTTCCTGATTCGTACAAACTTGAGTCCGGTCTACCTGGACAAGCAAGGCAAGCTGTGCGACCTGATTTCCGGACCGTCCACTTCCAAGTGGAAGCTCATCCGGTAATGGCCCACGACCCTAGCTGTCCTATGCTGCTTCCACTCAGAGTGACGATCACTGTGGACTTCGAGGACTACGTGCAACGCAGCCACACGCAGCGTACAATGGAAGTGATCGAGCGCGTGTTTGAGTTCGCTGAGGCCCAGAGTGAACCATTCACAGTGACTGAGTGCTTTCGGGCTGTGTGGGGCCACTACGCTTGTGTGTCACAGACGTTGCTGAGCATGCAGCGTAATGGACTATTGGTCGATGTCGCAGTGCCCGGCGGGAAACCCAAGAGACTGCTGAGCATCGACGTCGCACGTGCAGACAGCCACTACTACATCGAGGAGTGAGTGGAATGGCAACAGGTGTGATGAGCCCCTTCCAGGAGCCGGGCGAGTCGGAGTTCTCGCATGGCAAGGGGCTGATGGCGAGTGGGCCACAGCGAGGCCAGTACGTGGATCCCATCGATGCTGATGGGCCATGGCAGCCCAGTGTGTACGAGCAGGCCAAGGCGATCCAGCGCACGGACTCGGCGTACGCGGGTTCCACTGCGAAGTACGACGCTGCACCAGGAACCATCGACAACACCACTGAGACCAACTGGGTGCGTGAGTAGCAGTGCCACTCTCTGAAGAGTCGAGGGAGGCATATGCTCGTGGTGAGATAGCAGGCAAGGTGGACGCGCGACTCGAGGGGCACGATGACCACTTCGCCAGGATCAATGTATCCATTGACGCACTGGTGCTCGAGGTTCGACAGGTCATGCGGGGCATCCAGCGACTGGAAGACAAGTTCGAGGCCAGTGAGAAGACAGTGGTGACCACTGCGGCAGCACTGAAGGACGCCAAGTCTGTTGCAGATGATGCAAACAACAAGGGTTGGTCTCCACTCACACGATGGTCAGCAGGAATTGGCATCCTGGTGGCGCTCGTGGGAGTGGCATTGGCGATTTGGAGGTAACGTGATCTGGTGGTACTTCCAGTTGCGCAAGTGGATAGACGACAGAAGGAGGTAACTGTGAGCATTCCGGCCAAGAGGTACATCGCATATCGCTGGCCCACTGGAGATGTGCTGATATGTGATGTGAACGAGCAGGGTGAGTGGATCGGAGGCACTCACGCGGAATTCGACAGCTGGGATGTGGCCAGCTGCCACTGGAACATCCAGCCCAGGAGCAAGGAGCGACCACTGCCCCAGGAGTTTGCGCACAGGGCCCTGGCAGGAAGCAAACTCATCTCGCACCTGTGCAGCCCACGATGAGGGGCCTCGTGCAGTGGTGGATCAAGTGGTCCAAGGAGATCTTCACATTCATCGCAGTGGTGTGGGTGTTCGTGATCTCCCAGATGCTCGCAGGGTGGCCAATGTGAAGCACGAACACAGCGAGCAGTGGAAGCAGGAGAACAGAGGTTGGTGCGAGCGCAAGGACGTGCATCCAGAGCACTGCTGGACGGGTCTGTACATCTGGTGGTGTCCGGGGGTGGACTGTGAAACACAAGATGAGGTGGCTCAAGGCTCAGCTGTCTGAGTGGAAGTTCCGAATCGCCAAGGGCTACTGGTGCGACCACAAGGAGTACCGACCCAGGTTCGTCGAGAACATGACTGCCGAGCAGGCCATGGCTGGCATCCAAAAGGTCGACACATGGGTTCTTGGCGATCTGGGTCGTCCTGATGGCTGGACAATGCAGGACCTCGGGCGCTTCCAGGATCGTGTGTGTCGGCAGTGTGGGTTCTACCAGAAGAGGTGATGTGAGTGGAAGGCGATTATCCCAAGTTCGCTCGTGAGGTCGGCACAGGGCGGCCCCGGCGCAAGAGCGACGCACAGATCTGGGAGGATCTGAAGAGGCATGTGAACTCCATCAACGACGAGTTCCATCGCAACCCATATGGGCTGATCCCAGGGTTGATAGAGGACGAGCGCGTGGCGCCGGGTAGCGCGTATGCAGTTGCCCGCGGAATGTGGAGCAACCCACTGCTCGAGGAGCTGAAGGAACGCCGATCCGCGGAGGTCGCGGGTGCTCTACTCAAATGGCCATCTCTTCGCGAAGGAACGCGCGAGACCGATCGCCAGTTCCACGAGCACATGATGGAGTGGGCGCAGGATTACATCGTGGTCCAGTTTGATGGCGTGGGAAATGAGCTGTACGTCCACTCACGCTGGGGTGTGCTTCGAGATGACATCGGCAAGCCCAGGCAAGCAGTGGAACAAGACAGACGCTCGGGAGCGCGCTACTGGCCCATCGGCAAGGTATGATGTCTCCGGCGGGAAACTCGTGAGTGGAGGCGAAATGACACTGGTGGACCAGAACCCCGCCAAGAGGGAAGCGATCCTGGACCCTAGTGGGGCCATCAGTGTGTATGGTGGGTACCGGGTTCCCACTGGTCGCAAGCGCTACAGGTCCAAGCACTACGCGGGATTCGGCGATCTCGATCCCATCAACACGCGCTACATGTACCTCACCACATATCGGGGCGAGCAGCTCAAGAACTTCGTGCAGACCATGGACAACGAGGAGCTGCAGTACGGCGTCACGAAGTGTGACGACGGGAAGTTCAGCATCACTGCAGCGTACGACCGGACTCGCATCAACATATCCACTCAGAACCTGATGAAGAAGGTGCTGCTCTCGCGAGCGAGCGATCTGCTCCAGGGTAGCGTGATCGATGCGATCAACAAGATAGTGGAGATCGCGACCAGTCCTGCGTCTGAGGACAAGGACGCGATGAAGGCCGCAACCTGGATCGTGGAACGCACGATGGGGAAGACCCCCGAGATCGTGGTCCACACACAGGACAAGCCCTTCGAGACAGTGCTCACTAACATTTCCAGGGGCAAGCGAGCGGAATCGCGCCGGATGCGGGAGCTGCCGCCTACAGGAAAGATGCGTCCGGACGGCACCGTAGATAGCAATGAGCCACTGGACGCAGAGATTGTGGAAACTGCAAACGTTGAGTAGGGTAAGCTAGCGCTAGCGAGCCGGACGTCGGCCCGGCCAGTGGAGGAGGAATCATGGGAGTCGCAACCCCCATCAACACGCCACACGGTAAGGCGCTGCGTCCGATCCAGTTCGAGCCGGCCAGCACGTCGAGCTTCGAGGCGGCCCGGATCCTGGCGCTCCACAACGACTCGACGCTCGGGAGAATCCCCCTGCCGGCGGCAGGTGCTGCTGGTGGAGGCGGCATCGCTCCGGCCCTGGCGGGAAACCAGGTGTCCGGCGGGATGACGATCCGCGGAGGCTCGTTCGAGCCCAAGGGGAACTTCAAGTTCCTGTAACCGACTTCCGCCAGGTGTGACCCGAATCGCAGAGCCCAGCAGACGGGAATTGTTCCCTGCTCTCCTAGGCCGATGGCGTTCTAGGGCTGATCCTGGCGGGACCACTTCCTCCCTTGCTCGTCTTTCTTGTTCACGGGCAGGGGAGGATACCAACTCCTGGCAGCGGAAGTGGGGCTTAGCGACCCCTCGACAGCCATTTGACCGTGGCATGCAGAGTCGTAGTTCAAAGCAAGACGCCGCTGCAGGACCAACACGACGTAGCTCAAACACCCGAGTGCGGAAGCTCGCTCCCACTTAAAAGAGCGCCGGCCACCACCGGAGATGCGAGTGATGGTCACCTCGTCGTCGTCCAGCCTGAGTGCTCGCCCCACTCAGATCGGCCCTGGGAGCTAGCCGACCCACTCGCCTCCCCGAAGATGCGAGTGGTGGCTCCCAGGGCCACATAGCCCCAGTGGCCCGAGCCCCTACCCCCGACGGTGCGGGCCACTGGATCAACATCCTCGACACCTCGTGCAGACCTCGTTTCCCAGAGGCCAGCAGGTCGACCAGGTCCACACGGACACAGACGCCTGCAACTCTGGACTCGACGAGCCCATGGTCACTCAGGATGAGCAACCACTGCCCCGCCGGCACGGACTTCGGTCAGCTAGGCGGGGCAGTGGCGCATCCAAGGTAGGATACGAACATGACGGTGACCGACGACAGGCCCCAGGACACATGGGAAGACCTCGAGGGCAGCCTGGACTACTGGGAGATCCAGGACAGCGTCGGATGGGACCCACACCCTGGCCAAGAGATCATCGCAGAAACTGATGTTCGCAACAAGGTGGTTGCTGCTGGACGTCGTTTCGGAAAGTCGGATCTCGGCGGGCACGATCTGCTCCCGGAAGCATTCATCGCCCACTCACAGCGCGCGCAGCTCAAGGAAGAGGGCAAGCGCCGTGAGTTCTGGATCGTGGGGCCAGAGTACTCGGACGCCGAGAAGGAGTTCCGGGTCCTATACAACAACCTGTCGAAGCTCGAGGTGCCATTCGATCGACCGGGCACCTACAACGACCCCATCAATGGCAACTTGCACATCTCGCTGTGGGGCGGGGCGTACCAGGTCCACGGCAAGTCCGCGAAGTACCCCGACACGCTGGTGGGCGAGGGGCTCCGCGGAGTGGTGCTGTCGGAGGCGGCCAAGCTCAAGGAACGAGTGTGGCTGAAATACATTCGTCCCACCTTGGCGGACTTCGACGGTTGGTCGCTGCATACGAGCACGCCCGAGGGCAGGAACTGGTTCTACGAGAACTGGGCGCGTGGCCAAGATCCGAAACACCCCGACTGGCGATCCTGGCGGATGCCGGCCTGGCGTAACCCGTACGTCTACAAGACGCCCACTGTAGACGAGCACGTCACACAGCTGCAACGCCTGTTTCGGCTCCAGCGCGGGAAGCGTAGTCATGCTGACATCGCTAAGCGCTATGGGCTGACCATCGACAGGGAGATCCTGTCGCTGATGTCCGATATGAGCGAGGAATCGTTCAATCAGGAGATCGGTGCGGACTTCACGGAGTTCGTGGGTCGGGTGTTCAAGGACTTCGACGAGGAAGTGCACGTCGCAGACCTGCAATTCAACCCGGCCTGGCAGACTTTCGGAGCAGTGGACTATGGATACACCAACCCGAACGTGTGGTTGCTGATCCAGGTGGGCCCCTGGGGTGACGTGCATGTGCTCGACGAGGTATATGAGCCCGGACTGACCGCCAGCGAGTTCGCCGAAGAGATCAAAGCGCGCGGTCTGTGCCCCGCCAACCTCAAGAACTTCTATCCAGACCCAGCTGACCCCGGTTCCACGCGACAGCTTGAGCAGATCCTGAAGAAGACTGCGATCTCGTCCACTGGTGGAGAAGTCAAGCATCGCGTGGACGCCATTCGCAAGGACCTGAAGTACAAGAACCCGCATCTGGAGTTCGGACATCCGGAGCGAGTCCCGAATCTGCTGATCAATCGCTGTTGCAAGAACGGAATTCGGGACATGCAGAACTACCGGTACCCGGATGCAGGTGACAAACCGGCTACACTAGCTCACGAGCTGCCACTCAAGAAGGACGACCACTTCCCCGAGGCACTGGGGCGGTTCTACAAGGGCTTCTTCTTGACCCCGGCACAGCAAGCCCAACGACTTCGCAAGCGACCGGTCAGGTACGGGCGCTAAGCCCACTCGACGCCCCGGAGGGGACTAGTGACAAGCCCGGAACCACTCACTCCATGGTCGTCCACCACCAAGTACCTGCAGGGGTCGGTACCTGCGCATGTGGTGCAGAAGGAGGACCAGGCTCGACTGCGCGCGTACGATCTGTACGAGCGGATGTACTGGAACGAGCCAGGCACCTTCACCCTGGTGAAGCGCGGCGAGGACCCCACAGAGATCATGATCCCCTCTGTGCGGAAGATCGTGAACGCCAAGTCCCGATTTCTTGCAGTGGACTTCGACTTCCTGGTAGACCCGAAGCTCGGCTCCGGCGGGGAACAGGCAGAGCTCCAGCGTCGACTGGGTGACCTGTTCAAGCGCGAGCTGGTGTACACCAAGTTCGACAACCAGAAGCGCTTTGGGATGGTGAAGGGTGACCAGGTCTGGCACCTCCTGGCGGATGACGACAAGCCTGCCGAGCACCGGCTGTCGATCATCGAGGTGGACCCGGCGAACTACTTCGCCATCACTGACGAGAATGACCCAGACAAGATCCTGGGTTGTCACATTGCCGAGCTGATCAAGGACCCGGCCGACAAAAAGGGCAAGCAGGTCATCAAGCGCCAGACGTACCGCAAGGGCGACATCGGCGAGGATGGTCTGCAGGAAATCACCACTGAACTGACCTACTGGCAACTGGACGCCTGGGACGACCGAGTGCTGGATGCCAAGGAGCTCAAGCCTTATCGGCACGCGGAACTGGTGGAGATCCCGCAGAAGGTGCTGGAGGGCATCCACGCCCTGCCGGTGTACCCGATTCCGAACCTGCGGATGAGTGGATTCGCGTACGGCGTATCGGAGCTGAAGGGCTTCGAGTCGTTGGTTGCTGCGATGAACCAGAGTCTGTCCGATGAGGACATCACGCTGGTCATGCAGGGGCTCGGGGTGTACTGGACCAACGCAGGTCCGCCCACAGACGCGGCCGGCAACGAGACCGCGCTCGAGATCTCGCCAGGAGTCATCCTGGAGGTCCCGGACGGCAACACCATCGGCCGGCTGAACGGTGTGTCGAGTGTGGCGCCGATGCAGGACCACATCAAGTCCATGATGACCGAGCTGCAGCAAGGCAGTGGAACGCCGGACATCGCGACCGGCATCGTGGATGTGGCGTTGGCCGAGTCGGGCATTTCGCTCGAGCTGAAGATGGCCCCGCTCCTGGCGGAGAACCGCGAGAAAGAGCGGATCCTGCTGGGCGTGCTGAACCAGATGCTATACGACATCGTGGTGTACTGGTTCCCCGCCTTCGAGGAGTACAACACAGCCGCACGCGCCACGGTGAGCGTAGGTGACCCGAAGCCGGTCAACAGGGAAGCCAAGATCAACGAGATCATCCTGCTGGTGACCCCGGCGGGCCCTGGATCAGTTGCACTGATCACGCCCGAGATGGCCTTCGACGCCGTTGCCAACCTAGGCTACGAATATCCGCCCGGCGCCAAGGACAAGCTGCTAGAGGCAGCCTCGAAGGCCCAAGAGGTACTCTTGGATCCGGACGGTACGCGTGCCGCCGCCGAGAACAACGCTGGCTCAGGATCCAATCCCGACAACCAGGCCGAATAAGGTAGGATTCGGCTAGGACCGGGCGAGGAGCGTATATGGCGTTCAACAAGAGCCAGGAGAGAGATTCTCTGGGGCGCTTCCGCTCGCGCGGGCGCGCAAGGGTCAAGGCAAGGCAAGGCACTCGAGGTCTTGGTGCTCGTGGACAGTCTGGCAGGAAGACCTCGGCGATTTCCTCTGGTGGAAACATCGCAGGGGTGGATGCGACCAAGGCAGCCTCCAAGAATTACAAGGAGGGTGCTGCCGAGGTCACCACCGGCCTGAAGATCAAGAAGGGCAAACTCGGCAAGAAGGGCAAGTGAGCCCATGGCGAAGAAGCGCGGCAGCTACCGAGGGTTCAAATCCAAGAAGCAGTGGAGATGGGCCTTCGCAACCAAGCAGCCCTGGGCCCACGAGAAGGCTCACAAGACCGCAGGCGGCAAGGTGACGCGGTTTCGCAGGTTGCCTGAGTCGAAGCACTCGGGAGTGAAGGGAAGGAGGGTTCGCTGATGGCACGTCGCAGGTTCAATCCCAACCAGAAGCGGGACAGCCACGGTCGATGGACCAGCGGCGGTTCCTCGGCAGGGAGCAGGGGCAGTCGTGCCGGAGTTCGCGCCAAGGCGATCGGCAAGGCTCTGTTCGTGCCCAAGAGGCCGGTTAACAGCAGGACCGGCAAGCCGCTGAGCAACAAGCAGGTGGCATTGACCGTCGCTGTTGCACTGGCGCCCCTGGCACTCCCGGCCCTCGGCGGGGCACTCAGCAGCCTGGACAGCAGACTGCAATTCCTGACACAGCAGAAGATCACCTCCAACCAGAAGAACTACGAGCGCGCCAGGCGAGCAGCCACATTCGGAATCAGTGTGGCCAAGAGAGCGCCGGCCAATTTCGCGAAGAAGCGCGGTGGCGTGTACAACATCTCCTCGATGAGCGGCAGGAAGGTCTGATGGGGCGCTTCGGCAGATTCAATCCGCGCCAGAAGCGCGACAAGAACGGAAGGTGGACGAGCGGCAGCGCCTCCTCGGCCCGCAAGAAGCTGAACAAGAAGGGCAGGCTTTCCAACGGCGCCATTCTTCTCACGACCAAGGACCCCAACAAGTACAGCAAGAGGGGCACCAAGGTCGGAGGGGTGCTCGGAGCTGTGCTGGGAGCCCCGATCGGGCAACCCTTCGGCGGTGCTGCAGTCGGAGTTCTTGCCGGCAGCCTCGTTGGAAACAGCATCGACAAGAGGGTTTCCAAGAGGCGTATCGCCGCCGCGGAAGCCGCACTTCGACGTGGACGGAGAGGCTGATGGCCCGGTTCGGCAGGTTCAACAAGAACCAGAAGCGTGACCGCAACGGGAAGTGGACCAAGGGTGGTGGCGCCGCTTCGAAAAGCGGGTCCAGGACCAGCAAGAACAATCGGAAGCGAGTCCGAAGCGCCGCACTCATCGGCGGAGGACTTGGATTCTTCGCCACGCTCGGAAGTCCTGTCGGGGCGATCGCCGGTGCTGCGGCAGGTGCAGGAATCGCGATCCGAAAGAACCCCAAGAAGAAAAAGAGGTGAGCGATGGTCAAGTACAATCCCTCGCTACATCCTCGTGACAGCAAGGGGCGTTGGACCAGCAAGGGCAAGCTGACCGGCCGGGTTTCCCTGCGCAGCGCAACCCTGCAGTACGGGCGCACCTTTCCGCTGATTCCGGGCAAGGTGAACATCTACGTCGGCGCACTGGCTCGCGTGGAGAAGGCGGGGGATCGCCAGAGTTTCCTCGAGAAGAAGGTCTCGGCGGGCATCGACAAGCTCGTCGATAGAATTCCTCAGAACAAGGTGGGCAAGTTCGCCTCCGGACTTCTGCGGGACAAGCAAGCATCGGTCGGTGGGTTGAGCGTCAACCGGCAGGGAGCGCGGCGGCGTGCACCGCAGCTAAGGGTGAGTAGTGCCAGGGCTGCAACGCATGGGCGTAAGGTTCGACAGCCCCGTGCGCCCCGGCAGGCGCGTAGACGACCGGTCGGAGGTTAGGAGGAACATGGCAGGCACCAGCAGAGGCACCGGAAAGGACAAGCGCCTCAAGCGCAACAAGGGCAAGAAGAAGAAGAGATGACTGATCCACTCGACAGGGATGTCGCGGTAAGGTTGGTCACGATAGCCCGCAGGTCTCCAGACAAGGAGATCTGCGGGTTTGTCGTACAGCTACAGCATGGGCCGGACATCTGGCAGGTCCCGAACGTCGCTGCAGGTAGCAGGCAGTTCAAGATGGATCCAGGTGAGCAGCTGGCGGTGTACCGGCACCATTTCGACCAGATCATCGGCGTGTACCACAGCCATCCTGGTGGCCTGGAGCATCCGAGTGACGAAGACGAGACGTTTGCCCCTGTTGGATTCCGTTACTGGATCATCACCAGTGACGCAGTAGTTGAGTGGGAGTTCCCCAGTGGCAGCTCGCCCGTCCAGGTCCACCGCACGACCTGCGCCACGTAACTGGTTGACCAGTTACATCGAGCTCCAGCAACACTTTGACATGAAGATCAATTTGATCCTGGAGCAGGCCGCCAAGGACGCGGACGCTGCTATCGAAGCACTGTTCGCCGGGGACACTGGGAAGATCGGCGCACAGGTTCGGCTGGGGCAGATCATCGGGGCACGCACCGCGCTAGGAAGAGTTCTGCAGAACTTCTGGAACCTCACCGGACAGACCGTGCGGGCCGGTCGCATTGAGGCGCAGTTGCTGGCGCTGAACAACAGCTTCGACTGGGACGAGACATTGCTGCGTCGAGCATATCCGGATCCGGAAGATCGCGCGGCAATGCGAGACGCTATGCTGTCTAGCGCTGACCGGAACGTGGACGCCATGCTCCGGCGGGTATTCAGCGAGGCCATTCCATTGAGCAGGCAAGTGTACCGTTCGGCTGCGCTCAGCAAGGGATGGATGGAGACGACGATCAACTCGGCCCTCGGGCGGGGAGCGTCGCCCGCCGAGCTGGCCAAAGCAGTCAGACAGCACATCCAGCCGGACGTCCGTGGTGGCGTGGCGTACGCGGCTCGTCGACTCGCACGCACTGAACTGAACAACACGTACCATGCACAGGCCATAGTGCATAATGAGGACAAGCCCTGGAATCTAGGCATGGACTGGAACCTCAGCAAGTCGCACCCCGGCGGGAAACCCGATCAATGCGATCTATACGCGCGAGCCGAGTTCGGCCTAGGCCCAGGGGTATTCCCCAAGGAACAGGTGCCGAAGAAGCCACATCCGCAGTGTCTGTGCTATGTGACGCCGAAGACCATGGACGCAGATCAGTTTCAGCAGGCCTTCGAACAGGGCCAGTTCTCGGACTATCTGAATTCCACATACCACGCGTAATTGTGGATCGAACGGCGCAGTAAACTTCTCAGGGTATGCTTCCGGGTTATAGGCTAAGATAGTCCCGAACCGGAGGTTCGTTCCATGCGCAGGAAGCGCGGAGTCGTCAGGCAGAGCCTGATTAGCTCCATCAAGCCCCTCGGTCTTTTCGAGGATGGCTCCCCGTTCTACTCCATCCAGGGTCGTGAAGACGATCCGGAAAAGGACGAGAACGGTGGCGGTGAGGACGACGAGGAAGAAGAGGAAGATCCCGAGGGCGAAAAGCCCAAGGAGGAGAAGCCTCCGAAGCTGAAGCGTCGTGCGCCGGCCAACGAGACGGACACCCAGAAGATCAAGCGGTTGAACGCCGAGAACAAGGAACGGCGCGAGGCAGCGGAGGCTCTGGAAGCCCAGCTCAGGGAGCGGTCCGACAAGGACAAGTCGGATCTGGAAGTCGCAACTCGCGACGCCAAGGACTTCAAGGCCAAGTACGAGAAGGTCTCGGAGGACTTGCTGGCCGCGAAGGTCGAGAACGCGTTCCTGAAGTTCACGGATGGCAAGAAGAAGTACGAGTGGCAGGACCCGGATCTCGTGCTTGACATCCTGAATTCCAAGTACGAGCTCGAGATCGGCGACGACGGTTCCGTGGAGGGGCTGGCAGCAGCCATCAAGGAATTGGCCAAGGACAAGCCGTTCCTGCTGGTGAACGCCAACGACGACGATGGTGATGGTGCCGACAAGAAGCCGCCCGTTCGCAAGGGAGCTTCTGGTGGTGCATCCGGAGCCAGGAAGTCGGAAGGAAAAGAGACGGCGACGCGCAACAAGTTGCTGGTCGACTACCCGGTCTTGAACCAGGGAGTCCCAGTTCAATAGCATGGAAGGAAGGTAGCCACAGTGGCGAAGTACGACAAGTACGAGCCCTACGCGAATGGTGAGCGGCACCCGCTCGCGGCGGACTGGCCTCGGGCTGACGCCGTTGCTGGTGTGCCGTACGGCGTGGGCCTGAACGCCTCCGGGCAGATCGTGAAGGGTGCCGGCCAGACTGGCATCATCGGTCTGCTGATCCTGAACCAGTCGGCGCAGCTTTCCACCGCGAAGTGGAAGGCCGGCGACATCGTGGACGTCATGTCCAAGGGCGACGTCATCGACTGGATCACCTCGGCAGGCGTGCTGGGGGTTGCGGCGTTCCAGTACTACGTCACCGCAGCCACCGGCCTGATCATCGCCGGTACGGGCACTGGTGGCGCCACGCAGCCTTCGGGTTCGGTGCCGCTGGGCTACACCGCGCAGGTCAGCACGAAGACCGGCGCGCGGTTCATCTGCCGCTACGCCAAGATCCCCGCTTCGGCCTGAGAGGAGGCAACCAGTGACCACATCCACGATCTCGCGCGGTCGCAGCAACCCGCTGTTCGACCCGATGCTGATCCAGGCTCCGTTCGCCAGCGAAGCGACCGGCGGCCGCGAACTCGTCAATCTGGACGAGTTGGGCCTGTTCGCCGAAATCCTCGGGGCCGAGGGCGGCTACCAGAACCAGGGCGACATTCTGTACGCCCTGGCGGACGGTGTCGATCCGAACGCGCTCTGGGCTGAGTTCCAGCAGACGCTGGAGATCTTCAACGCTCGCCGCCAGACCATCGTGTCGCTGATGACCTACCCGGTCACCCAGCTGATCGAGACGGTTCCGCAGGTCGGCGACGTCGAGTTCGAGGAAGCGTCCGAGTACGGCATCCCCAAGGCCGTCGGCATCCGCCAGGACTACTTCCAGATGGCGTACGACTTCAAGGACTACGACCTGGCGACTCGGTATACCTGGAAGTACCTCAGGGATGCCGACGCCCGCGCGGTCCAGGCCGTCCACAACGCCATCTTGACGGCGGACAACCGGCTGGTCTTCCGCAAGGTCATGGAAGCCATCTTCGACAACCGGAACCGCACGGCGGACATCCGGAACCAGCCGTACAACGTGTACGCGCTGTACAACAACGACGGCACGATCCCGCCGACGTACAAGAACACCACGTTCTTGAGCACCCACGACCACTACCTGGTCTCCGGCGCGGCGGCATTCCAGTCGATCGACATCGAAGACGGCATCAACCTGATCGCCGAGCACGGCTACGGCCAGGAGCAGGGCACGACCTTCGTCGTGCTTATGAACTCGGCCCAGATGGCGGTCGCTCGCACGTTCCGCGCGGGTGCCACCATCAACGGTGCGGTCTGCAACTACGACTTCATCCCCGCGCCGAACCAGCCCGCGTTGTTCGTCCCGAACGCCGAGGGCCTGATCGGTGTCCGGCCGCCGAACAGCTGGAACGGCCTGCCGGTCGTCGGCTCCTACAAGAACGCTCTCCTCGTCGAGGAGGACTACATCCCGCCGGGCTACCTGCTGGTCCTGGGGTCGGGCGGCACCGGCAACCTGCAGAACCCTGTGGGCCTGCGGGAGCACGCCAACACGGCGTACCGGGGCCTGCGGCTGCTGCCGGGCAACCAGCAGCGCTACCCGCTGGTCGACTCGTACTACTCGCGGGCGTTCGGCACCGGCATTCGCCAGCGCGCGGGTGCATCCGTGGTCCAGATCAAGGCGTCGGGTTCGTACGACATCCCGACCGCCTACACCAGGGGCGGAGGGCTTCTCTGATGGGTCGCGAAATCGACATCTTCGACGGTCCGTTGACCGACGACGACCGGGCGTACCTGGAGGCTCGAAACAGGACCGCCGAGATCGAGGCCAACGACCTCCACTACGGCACGAAGGCTGCCGAGGACAAGCGCAAGACCGACGAGCTCGAGGCCGCGCGCAAGGAGGCCGAGGCCAAGGGCCAGGAGTTCGTGCCGGAGGACGCCGACCCGGAGGACGACCCGGACGACGTTCTGGCGGTCCAGGAGCTGAAGTACGACCAGCTCCAGAAGTGGCTGAAGGAGCAGGTCCCGCCGCTCGATGCCAGCGGCAAGAAGCCGGAGCTTCAGCGGCGCGTGCTCGACAAGCTGCGCGAGATCCGCGCGGCCGAGGAAGACGAGCAGCTCGCCGACGACTGACGGTGACCGGGCGGGGCGGATCTGGGGGCTACCGACCTTCAGATCCGCCCCATTCGCTTAGAAGGGAAAAGCATGGCCACCGTCGAAGAAATCCAGGCTGTTCTGGACATGCTCGGTGATGACCCGAGTTCGAATGGGTACGACGAAGCGCGGATCAACGAGCTGCTGGACGCCGGGATCAGCGACAACTCGATCGCCGCCACCTACTGGGAGAAGCGCTACGCGCTGACCGCTGAGCTGATCGACATCAGCGAGTCGGGGTCAAGTCGTGGGCTCTCCGCTGTGACCAAGAACGCCAAGGACCTGGCTGCGATGTATCGGGGTCGTGCAGATCTCGAGGTGACCCCGCCGGTAGCGACCCGAGCCGGCATCAAGTCGCACCGGATGACGAGGGTCTGATGCCACAGAACCCGACAGCACTCAGGTCGCTGCGCAAGCAGACGAAGTGGTTCATTGACGACGACCCGTTCATCATCACGCTGGTGCCGCGCGTGGCGGAGACCCGTCCTGGCGGCGGCGTCGAAATGGTGGCGGGTACGCCGCGTGCGCCGCAAACGGTGAAGCTGGTGTACACGGGTTCTGCACGGGGCGTGGCCGGCCAGGAGGGCGTCCAGGTCACCACAGATGGCCGGGAGCGTCGATACGACTATGTTGTTGTGGGCATGTGGGACATGGTCTGCGAGGTCGGCGACTACTGGACTGACTCGGCGGGAAACCGCTGGGAGATCACTGGATTCATCCCCAACAACGAATACGAGCGGCGGGCTACCGCTTCGGCATTCGGCAAGCAGGTCGAGGGCGGCTGATGAGCTTCAAGTGGGACGGTAAGCCGTTGGCTCTGGGGCTCAAGGAGCTCCCGATCAAGGTCGACATGAATGTTGCCGCCATCACGGAATACCAGGCGGCTCGCGGCGAAGCCCACATGAAGACCACCGCTCCCTGGACCGACCGTACCAGCGCAGCTCGAAATGGCCTGTTCACGACGGCCCTCCACATCTACCGGGTTCGACACGAAATCATCTTCTCGCACTCGGTGCCATACGGCATCTGGCTGGAAGTCAAGTTCTCGGGCAGGGATGCCGTGATCCTGCCAACCATTCGCGTCATCGGGCGGGATACCATGCAGCAGCTCGACGGACTGTTCGGGAGGATGAAGTGAGCCGTGCAGCAGTCCTTGAGCTATTGCAGGCCGACCCGATTCTCAGTGCTGCGCCGTACAATCTGGCGAACCACTGGCATCCAACATACCAGTTGGACGGCACTAGGCAGCCGTCCTCCAACGCTGACGGGTACTTCGGAATCCTGCGGTGGGAGGAAGAGGCGCCAGGCCCCGGCACCGTGACGACCCTGTCGGTGTGGATCCACAGGAGCATGTCGAAGTCTACGGACTTCCTGCCGTTGCGTGCAGCACTGGTCAGAGTCATCACAATCATGACGGCGGCCGTGCACATTGTCGGATCGAACGGTGACAAGATGACCCAGTGCAAATACGAGGGCATGGGCGGGGACTTCAACGACCAAGGGTACCAGACCATAACCAAGTATGCAGCATTCAAGGTTTTGTCTGGAGAGCGGCTTACAGGGTAAGATAGCCCGAGCCCGGCACATAATGAGGAGACGTTCGATGGCCAAGAAGATCGAGGACGGCGACAACAACATCACCAACGAGCCGGGCGTGTTCGAGGCGCTCAAGCCGCTCGAGGAGGTGCAGGAGCTGGAAGCCGACGCGAAGTTCGTCGAGTACCACGGCCGCGCGGGGCGGCGAACCATCACCGCTGCGGACTGGGAGCTGGCCGGCATCGACGGCATGTCCGAGGTCACCTGGGACGCCAACAACAGCCATCGTGTTCGTGCTTCCCACTTCACTCCGGAAGCCCTGGACGCATTGCGCACCGACGGCAGCTTCGCGATTCCGGCCGTCGAGTAAGTGGATCTGCGCTGCCCGCACAAGTTGTTCGCGGTCCTCCGCGATGGCTTGATCGAGATCAAGTGCAGCTCTAGCAGATGCGGGGCCGGTCCGGGGGTAGTGGTCCTCCACTACTTCACCCACCAGGGTGAACTCGTGAAGACCAAAAAGTTCAAGGATCCAAGGAGGATCGCTCATGCTCCAGACAGCCCTCCCATACGGCATTCGTGACTGCAAGGTCACGCCGTACGCGGACGCGGGCGGGTCGGTCCTGGCGGACTACTCGCTGGACGTCCCCAACATGCAGACCTACTCCTTCTCCGAGGCGGAGGAGTTCCAGGAGCTTCGCGGTGACGACCGCGTCATCACCACGCGCGGCAAGGGCGCGCAGATCGACGGCTCCATCGAAGCGGGCGGCATCTCGCTCGAGGTGTGGTCGGTGTTCACCGGCGGCCTCGTCATCGAGGAGGGGCTCACCCCGAACCGGCGCGTGATCATGCGCAAGTTCTCGACGGCAGCGCGCGGCTACTTCCGGGTCGAGGGCCAGGCCATCTCGGACTCCGGCGGTGACATCCACACCATTCTGTACCGGTGCCGCTGCAACGACTCCATCGAGGGCTCGTTCGCGGACGGTGAGTTCTTCATCACGTCGGCGTCGTTCCTCGGTCTGCCGCTGCTCGATGCGGACTTCGACCTGCTCTACGACTTCATCCAGAACGAGACGGCGACGGCCATCCCGACCACGCCGGTCGCCAACCCGTCGCTGCTGCCTGCGCCGGTGATCACCGCCGGCACCACGGCGGCCACCACGCAGATCATCAACTGGACGGCCGTACCAACGGCTACCAGCTACCAGATCTACGAGAAGGTCGGCGCTGGCACGACCTGGAACGCGGTCTCGGCGGCCCGTGGCGGGCAGCCTGCGGCGGTCGCGACGACCACGATCACCGGCCTGACCACGGCGACGGCGTACCACTACAAGGCTGTCGCGAAGAAGACTCCGAACTCGACCTCGGGCTACTCCAACACCATCGACATCACCACCAGCTGATCCGGTTAGTCGGACAAGGAGCACCAGATGCCGTCCACCAACTCCCGCGCACCCCGCCCCGCCGCTGAGGTCTGGGGCATTGAGACTGATCGTGATCACATCTGCCCCTCGGGCGCTGTGTGCCGAATCAGGGATCTGGAGTTCGACGACATCGTCGAGCTCGGTCTTCTGGACGAGATGGATTCGCTCGGATCCATCGTTCAGACGGAGCACATCGATCGGGTGCAGGGCAAGAAGCCCGCCGACCGTGCGGCCCGGAAGCCCACCAAGGCGCAGCAGGCCAAGATCAATGCTGAGAAGCAGGCCGAGATCGATGCTGCGACCAAGGCGCTGATGAAGGACAAGGTCCAGTTCGCATCGCTCAGCAGAATGCTGGACAAGGTCATCTCCGTCACCGTGTTGGAGCCGGTGATCGAGAGCCCCTGGGTGCCTATCGACCCCGAGGACCTCAACAAGGGCGAGCGCAAGCTCGCGCGTCACGAGCGCCTTCCGGACGCGCGGTATTCCGACAAGGTGCCCTTCGCCGACAAGATGTCCGTCTTCGAAGAGGTCTTCAAGGGGGTGGAGGGTCTCGAATCGTTTCGTGAGGAGCGCTCCGAGGGTCTGGCAGCTGTGGCAGATGAGCCAGGATCTGAGGACGAGGCCGAGTGACCTGATGGAAGTGACCGGCACCATCCGCCGGTACTATTTCGACAAGGCAGTTTGGACTTTCGGATCAACCCTCCAGGGCGAGATCGAGCGAGCTGGCGAAGGCGTCAAGAATCCCAAGGTCGCAGCCAACAAACGTCAGATGGTTCTCGCAAGATGGCTTGCAACACCCAGCGCCAAGGGCTTCTACCGGGACCCCGCTGGAGCCAGATAGAAGGGGGTGGGTCCGATAGCCGACTATGACCTGGGCAGGGCGCACGGCAAGATCGTACTGGAGTACGACGACAAGGGCGCCAAGGCTTCCCAGAAGGACATGGAGAGTCTGGAGGGGCACGCCAAGGCCCTGATCGGCATGCTGGGTCGACTGACCACGGCCATCTCTAGCAACAGTCGTTCGTTCGGTGAGAGTGCCGGCCAGTACTCGAAGACCTTCGCCATCATGGCTGGTGGCAGCGCGATTCTGCTGGGGCTCTCGCGCGCCACCGGAACCTTGGCGGGAGGCATCTTTGCCCTGCGAGGTTCGTCAGGAATCCTGGGAGCGTTGTCGCTGACCCTCGGCGGACTACCGAAGAGCGTACAGGGATTCCCGAACATCATCAAGCAGATTATCCTGCTGTCTTCCGCCATCACCATCTTCGCGGGCAGCAGCAAGTTGCTGAACTCGGTGTTCGTGGCGATCGGACGGTTCGTAGGTAGCACCGCAATTGTGCAGCGTCTGGCGGCCACCTTCCCCAGCCTGGCAGGACAACTGCAGCGGCTGGCCGGCTTCATTCCGAGCATTCGGCAGGTTGGGGAGTCTGTAGACCGGCTCGGAGATCCGATCCATCGTATCGCCAGGATCGCGCTTGGAATCGGTGTGCTGATTTCCACCGTTCGCAGCGGCGTCAAGGTGGCATTCGCTCTTGCAGCCGGCATCCTGAAGATCGGCGCGGGCTCGTTCGCGATCCTCGGCGTGGTCAAGGTCGTCGGCATTCTACTTGCGGCGCTGAAGGAAATGCTCGGGGTCGTCGGCGTGCTGCCAGGTGCTCTGGTGGCTTTCGGCATCGCAGCCATCACGCTGCAGGTCGGACTGAAGGGCATCAAGGAAGGCATCAAGGCGCTCGGTGAGGACACTGAAAAGTTCGAGAAGGCGATCGCGAACCTCGCTCCTGCTGCACAGCAGACGCTGCGAGAGGTTCGCACGCTTATCCCTGCTCTCAAGGAGATGCAGAAGGCGGTCCAGGAGCGGCTCTTCCAGGATCTGGCGGGAGACGTCAAGGACCTCGGAGCTAAGTACATTCCGGTCCTGCGTAACGGTCTGGTTCTGGTTGCCGGTGAGCTGAATGGGATCGTCCGTGAGTTCGCCGGGTTCCTCGGCACCGAAAAGACTATCGCAGACATCAACACACTGTTCCAGTTGACCGCGCAGTGGCTATCGAACCTCAAAGCTTCGGTGCAGCCATTCTTGACGGGCCTGTTGAACATCGCTGTTGTGGCCACACAGGCATTCACGAACCTCACAGACGGCTCTGCCATGTTCGCGCAGAGCTTCGCTGACATCACTACGCGCATGCGCGAAGACGGCTCCATGTTGGCCTGGATCGAAAACGGCATCGCAGGCTTCAAGTTGTTCATCGGCTTGCTGGTTTCGGTCGGACAGAGCCTCGGAATCATCTTCGATGCCTTCAGCGGTGAAGAGGGCGGCAATGTCCTGCTGACGCTCAACCTGGCGGCAGACGCGGTTCGTGACTTCCTGAAGTCCGCCGAGGGCCAGGATATTCTGCACACTCTGGTCGACACCTTGACTGTCCTGTCGGACATGTTCAAGAACGTCCTGGGCACCGCTATCGTTGAGCTGCTGCCGATCCTGAAGGAACTGCAGCCGGTTCTGGTAGAGATCGCGAATGCCATCGGCGACACACTGGTGGGAGCCATTAAGATTCTGGCTCCGATCATCCGGGGCGTCGCGGAAGTACTGCACGATCTGGGGCCGGTGCTTGGCCCGATCGTCGGGTTCTTCCTCGGTCTTGGCATTGCCGGCAAGGCTCTGATGTTCATCATTGGACCGATCATCGGTGGCGTCAAGCTTCTGGTCGGAGTTTTCACGCTGTTCCGGACCGCGATCACGATCGTGACCACAGCCTGGAAGATCCTGCAGTTTGTGTTCGCGGTCAGCCCGTGGACCATCATCATTGCAGCGGTCATTCTTCTGGTTATCCTGATCATCGCCAACTGGGATAAGATCAGCGAGTTCCTAGGAAAGGTGTGGGCCTGGATCAAGGAGACGGCCGAGAAGGTCTGGAACTCGATTACGGAGTTCTTCACGGGCATCTGGGATGCTGTGGTGGATGCATTCAAGACTGCCTGGGACTGGATCCTGGACTTCCTCAAGGGCGTGTGGGACGCCATCGTCTGGGTGTTCATGAACTTCTCTGTGCCTGGTCTGATCATTCAGTACTGGGATGAGATTGTGGCGTTCACCAAGGGCGCCTGGAACAAGATTGTCGACTTCCTGTCGGGAATCTGGAACTCGATTGTTGAGGCTACCCGGTTCATCTGGGAGCCCATTGTCGAGATCTTCAAGAGCATCTGGAACATCGTCTACGACGTGTTCACGACGTGGATTTTCGTGATCTACAAGTTCTTCAAGGACATGTTCGAAAGCCTGGTGGCCCTGGGGAAGCTGATCTGGGAAGGCTTCTTGGCCTGGATCACAGACATCTGGAACCGATTCGTCATCGGAATCCACATGATCTTCGATCCCATCATCGAATGGTGGAATGGATTCTGGGGTGGGATATCTGACGCCGCCACCACGGCCTGGACGCTATTCACCGATTGGTTCCAGCAGAAGCTGGACGCATTCGTGGAATACTGGAACTCCGTCATCACCGTTGCTTCCGACTGGTGGTCCGGTATTTGGGATAGCATCTCTGGTGTGGCTTCTGATGCATGGAATGCAATCACCGAAAAGGTGATGTGGGGCGTCAACCTTGCGGTGCAGGCATTCCACGAACTGTTCGACCCCATCATCGGGTGGTGGAATGACCTGTGGAATTCCATCAACAGCACCATCAGCGATGGCGTCAATGCGATCAAGGACTGGTTCGGATCTCTGCCCGGAAAGATCCTGGGTGCGCTCGGTGACGTCTGGAACTTGCTGGCCGATGCAGGCCGGGCGATCATCCAAGGCTTCCTCAACGGACTACAGGAGAAGTGGAAGGCAGTAGAGAACTTTGTTGGTGGCGTCACCGACTGGATCAAGGCCAACAAGGGTCCGATCCCCTATGACAGGCGACTGCTGATCCCGGCTGGCGAGGCCATCATCGGTGGTCTGCTTGTTGGTCTCGAGTCCAAGCGCTCGGTGATCATCGGATTCATGCAGGGTCTGACCACCCAGATCGCCAACGGAATTGACGTGGCCGGCAAGGAGATCGCGAGCGCCTCCAGTGCCCTGAGCACCTCGACGAACGTTGGCGTTATTACGAACGCGGCTTCCGCCGTAACTGACCCGGCAACGGGCCTAGCAGCCCCTACAGCCCCGGCAACGGCCGTCGCTAGCGGGGGTAGCGCGGGCGGTACCGTGGTTAATATTGAGAAGGTTGAAGTGCCCATCAACTCGAACCTTGACCCGACCGACCCGGTGGCCTGGCGGAAGACTATGGTTGCTGTCAAGGACGGTATCGCTTCGGTGGACAAGGAGAGTGCCTGATGGCAGCGTTCGGCCAAATCCAGATTGGCCGCCTAGCCTTCCGAGAGGATTCCTCGGTGGGGATCTCGCCGAGCAGTTTCGGGACATCCCTGGACTTGTCTGGACAGGAGTCAATGCCGCGCGTGACCCGTGAGGCATTGTCGATTCGGCGCGATGACACGATTGGCCTGATCGGCCAGATGCTCCCGTGCCAGTTCAGCCACAAGCCAGAGCTGGACGGGTTCTACTTCGTGGACAGCGCCGACTGCTCATACGACGTCTGGATGCCAGAGAACCTCGGTGTGATGCCGTGGCACATGATGCTGACGCGCGCCGGGTACGCTTCCGAGATCGACGTCGAGTCGCGACTTTCCGGCCCGCTGACCCGCGTGAATGACCACTCCCAGACAGGAGAGCGCTGGCATGCACCAGCTGTCGGCCACAATGCCTACTGGGCGGGAAACTCGGCTCCAACCATCGTCACTCGCACCGGCAGCTACGGAGCACAAACCGTCTATCGGGGAATCGGACTCACCACCAATCCTCGCTGGGGGTCTAGTGTGGCTGGGTATCTGGCAGGACGGTGCAGGATCGTTGACACCAACGGCTTCGAGCGCTCGGCCGCCAGCTTCAATCTCACGCCCAATGGCTGGTCCATCGATAACGGACTGGTCAAGATGTCCATCGACAGCACCACCGGACTGTTCAACATCTCGGCCTGGACCGGCGGAGCCTGGCAGTCCAAGCTGTGGGAATTGTTCCACAGCACCGGACCGGCAGTCAGCCTAGGAGTGCCGGACTACGCACGAGTAGTTCGAAATGACTTCGAGATGATCACGGTCCGAATCACCAGGACGTTGACGCCCGGCCGCGTCACCGTGGACTTCTCTCTTCGCCGTGGATCCAGGTTTCTGGAAATCTACGTGCAGCACCTGTTCGGAACCACGCTGAAGCTGGTCCGTAGTGCCGCTGAGGCCAGCATGGCTAGCACAGGATATCTGACAGCGACCGCAGCGGACGGTGCCGGCAACAAGTTCGTGATCGGCTCGGCCAAGTCGTTTACCGCCGACAACGTCGGAGGTGGTATCAGCAAGGCAGCGACAGCGGTTTTGGATGCGTTCATTGGCGTCCAGATTACTGGCGCTCCAACTGGTGACACCGGTCTGGAGCTGTTCAAGCAGTACCTAGGAACTCCGTCTGAAATGGTGCAGGGGGTGCGACGCTGATGGCAGTAGTTGAGACACTCCGCGGGCTCGGCTCCTGGGGTCTGTCACTTTCGCCTGCGACACCCAAGTCCATCCTTGATGCACTCAAGTTCTTCGGTCACGTTGTTATCCACACGGGTCGTCTCAACATTGCGCACGGGGATGCGCTACTTCGGTCCGGCCGTTATACCGGCGTTTATCTCGGCAGGGACAACGGGGCCGACTCGTACGCCATCTCTGGCCAGGGAATGGCGGTCTGGCTGGGAGATTCCGAGGACAAGGGCGACATTCTCGAGACCCCGGTGACCTTCGCTGGCACCAGCTTCCAGAACACGATTCGCACTCTGCTTCCGAACGCAGGTGTCGGCGGAGCTGTGGCCGAGGGCACCATCTTCAACCTGGCCAAGACATTCACTGGAAGCTTCCAGTACGTCACTCGTCGCAAGGCCATCGACTACGTCTGCCAGACACTGGATGCCGTATGGCGCGTGAATGGTGACGCCACGTTGGACGCCGGTCTCGAATCGGACCTGTTCACCGTGATCCCCAAGGTCTATGTGCTGCGTAACCGCTCTGGCCAGGAGATGTTCGCCCGCGCCCTGGCGGGAGACATGGGGACGCAGTCAGACGTAGACGACTTCACATCGCGTGTCATGCTCTTGGCGGAGGGCGAGCAGGCTGCAACGGTTACGGCCACCAAGGACATCCTGGTCAACCCGTTCAAGGACATCCGGGGCAATGCGGTCAAGCGGACTCGAATCATCTCTGAGTCCACTACGGACGCAACGAACGCAGATGCACGCGCACAGCTCCAGTTGAACCGGTTCAGCGGTTCGCGCGATGCTATCACGCTGTCTACTTCCGAATACGACGTGAGCGGAGATGTCGAGGTCGGGGACTATGTCAATGTGTATGACCCTGAGATCGGCGTCATCAACTCGCTGAATGAAGTGTACTTCAACGGCGAAGTTCTGTATCCCATGCAGCTCAAGCTGACCGAGCTGAACTGGCCGGTTAGCGGCGGCATGAGTGCGGCGTTCCGGGACAATGATGGTGTCTGGTACGACCTGACAGACTATGTGCTGCCCGAAGGCGGCAGCACGACGCTCACGGTTGGCGGCTACAACCGGGCGCTTGTGGGCCCAGCAGACGGCGGTCCGGCCGGAAGCAGGCCGGTTGCGGACACATCTGTGCCAGCCGCGCCGACTTGGAACCCGCCGTTCAGCTATGCGGTGTACCAGTCAGACCACGGCGAAAGTCGTGCACAAGTGCAGTTGGCGTGGGACCGTCCAGACAACACTGATGGATCTACGATCCTGGATGGCGACCACTTCGAGCTCAGGTACCGGTCGTCGGCCACTCCGTTGTTTCCGGTCACGCACGCCGCGATGGCGGGATACACGCACACCCAACTGGCTGCGGGCACGTATGGTGCCCCTATCACTTACATCCCAGGCAACTGGCAGTACATGCAGGTCGGCTGGGACCAGCTGGAATACCTGCTACAGGATCTGCCTCCGAACATGCCATACGAGGCACAGATTCGAGCGATTGACGCGGCTGTTCCGCCGAACGTCAGTGCTTGGAGTGCCACCGAGGTTTTCCAGACCTCTGGTGACACGTTGCCGCCGAGCGTTCCGGCTCCGCCGTCCGTAGCAGCTAGCACACTGGCTGTGCAGGTTCGACATGATCTGGGTGTTTCTGGCGGCGGCACATTCAATCTGGACCTAGACCTGCATCACCTAGAGGTGCACGGTGGCGCAACTAGCATCTTCGCGCCCGATAACACCACGCTGATCGGCAGGTTGCCCGCCAACGCCGGCATGATCCTCGGTTCGATTCCTGCTGTTGGAACATTCAATCTGGACAACGCCAGTCCTGTGTACTTCAAGGTTATCGCTGTCGACAATGCCGGCAATGCCAGCGGCCCGAGCACGGCGGTCTCCTCAACTGCGCTGTTGGTGGATAGTGCACACATCTCGGATCTGACGGCTAGCAAGATCACGGCTGGCACGATCAGTGCTGCGATTCTGATGGCGGCCAGAATCACCACGGCACTGACCGGCCAGCGCGTTGAGATCAACAACACGGGCATCGAACAGTACGATGCCAGCAATGTGCTGCAGTCTTTCATCCACGGAGCCGACGCCCTGTTTGTGGGCCAGGTGCAATCTGGTCTGTCAAGCAACCGTGTGATCATCAACCAGGCTTCCGGTGGCAGTTACATCCCGGAGATTCGCTTCTTCCCCACCTCAGGCACAGCGTACTCCTACATCAACGCTCCGAACGCCGCAACTCCGACCATCGGCATCAACAGCGGAACGACCACAGGCGGAACGCGACAGACTACGTTGTGGCTGTTCGATACTCAAGCTCGCCTGGGGTACTCGGAAGTCGGCACGGGTAACATGAAGGGCGGCTGGTTCAACGCCGACGTCAACAACGCCAACTCCGAGCGTTTGGACACCAACGGAGACCGCAGCGGTGGATTCACATGGAACAGGAACACTGACTGGTGGTGCGGGATTTCCCTCCCGTCTGGGAGCGACGCGTACATTCGCATCACCACCAACACTGAGATCACACTGAAGGGCTACTTCCAGAAGGACGCCAATGAGGGCGGAGCCAGCGCGCTGTACGTCGGCCGGGCCGTAGCTGGCGGTGGCGCTGCGGTTATCGGATATGGTGCAACAATGCAGTCTAACATGACGGTGATCGCCCAGTGGACGGACTACACGGGCTGGTTGGCGGGCACGGTCGTGAACGTCTATAACGACACGTTCACCGGATTCACTATCGGAAACGGCACAGCCGCACGAAACGGTCACTATGGGTACTGGGTGTTCCGTCATCTGTGAGGCCGGAACTATCCGATGCAATTCAGGACAAGAAAGGAGCCTCTCGTGAAGGTAATCATCGACAGCGCGACCAGGGAAGAAAAGGACGGAGTCTGGCGTATTGCCATCCGGGAGATCCTGGAGGAAGGGGATGAACTACGCGAGGCCTATCGGATGGTGAATGGCGTTCGTGAGGCATTCATGGAGACTGTTGGCCACGAGCGTGACGTGATCATCATCAGGCCCATCGACAGTTTCGCCTGGCGTGCGGCTGAGTACGGAATTCCTCGGGACGACCTCAACACGCTGATCGACATCGTGGTGTGCGAGGGATACATCTCTCGGCAATGGTGGCACGACGGTCCGAATCTCTGGAACGCAGACACCGTGGAGATCGCGCGCAAGCGGTACCTGGCCGAGATCGTTCGTATCAAGTTGGCGCTTCGATTGAGTACGCGGCCTTCCGGGAAAAAGCCGCATCCGGCTGATCCCATGCGAGTACTTACTGACCTGCATCCTGCAGATCTGGCGCTCAAGTCCATGCAGGTAATTCTGCACCGGCACCGCGAGGGCGTGCAGTCTCAAGATCCGCACGTGGCCCAGGCGTTGGTCAACATGGAACGCGCCCTGGCTGCAGACCCCAACACGGACAACTCCGTCAGCACCGAAGGGTACTCGAGGTAATGGCACCCACATACACCACGAAGCTCGGGCTGCGGAAGCCGAACGTCGCAGACTTCTACGACATCGCCGATGCCAACTTCAATGCTGACACCGTCGACACGCATATCCAGGTTACCGCGTGCACGCTCGCTACGCGCCCCGGCACGCCGTGGGACGGCCAGCTCATCTACCAGACCGACACCGACACGTTCTTCGCGTACATCACGGGCACCGGTTGGCGGCCTCAGTTGGTGGGCCTGCGTCCGATGCTCGTTGAAACTGCGAACGGCAGCACTGCCCTGCTGCGTTCCGAGCTGGTGAACTCGGCGACCCTGGCGGGAAACCGCCTGCTCGATGCGCGTCTGGCTGGAGCTGCAAATCCTGGTTTCCAGATCGACTTCGACGGCAAGATGCAATGGGGTCCGGGAGGAGCGAGCGCCCCGGACACCAACTTGTACCGTGATCTTATCGGGACTCTGGCCACGGATCACGCGTTCTACTCCAAGAGCGCAACCATGATCGCGCAGCAGGCTGTTGACGCTGCTAACCGGACCACGACGTCAACTACTTTCACGGACACTCTGGCTACCGGTAGCGCGTTGGCAATTACATGCACAGTTCCGCCTTCGGGTAAGCTAGAGATCACGATCGCTTGCCGCATGTACCCGACCACTGCAGGACAGGTGGCCCAGACAAGCGCTCGGATTTCTGGCGGGAACACGGTGGCATCGGCATATGAACGGGCATTGTCTGTCTCTGACACCACGACGGACCGTCGTGGACTGAGCTGGATCGCGACAGGCTTGAATGTCGGAACCTCGGTGACCGTGACCATGCAGCACAGCATCGGTTCGGGAACTGGAAACTTCGACTTCCGATCCCTGAGCGTCAAGCCCCTGTTTGGTTAGGAGCGAGATGGCGACAATGGAGGAACTTCGCGTCAAGGTTGCACCTTGGGTGGGGCAGATGGTCAGGCTCAACAGTGGTAGCCCTACCATGCTACACCAGTTGCACCAGGCCGACTCCGACGAGGAGTACGGCGGCTGGGTGACTGGCGATTGGCTGATGAGTTGTGCTGGTCCAGAGGCGAAGGACTCGCCAGGTTCCTGGGCCATCAACAATCTCGCGTACTTCTCGGAGCACAACTGCACGGTCGAGTTGGCTTAGTAACTCGGAAGAGGAAACATGGATCCCACTCTACTCCCCTTCGTCAAGGACTGGGGTCCTGCGAGTGTACTGACATTCATCGTGTTGTTGATCGTCATGGGAAGACTGATTCCCCGAAGAACGATGAATGACAGGCTGGCCGACAGAGACAAGATCATCTCCATGCAGGAGGAGACGATCACCAACTTGGCATCGGCACTGAAGACAGGAAAATCCGCTACTGCAGCACAAATAGAATCGGCGAAAACCGTAGAGCAAATGGTGCGCGCCTTGCCGACTGTCGACACCTCGGAAGGTGAGACATGAGGAAATGGCCTTGGAGCAGGACTAAGATCCAGATCGAAGACGCTAAGGTCCAGATTCAAAAGGCCGAAAAGATCCTTTTGGAATCCAGGATTGAGGTGGACAAGGCCAACCAGCAAGAAAAGGAGGCTTTCGACCTAGCGGGTAGACTAAGGGAGCTACAGCGAAGAAACCACTTCGCGGCGCGATTGACGCAGGGCATCCATAAGGGGTTGCGAGAGTGAATGCAATTCAGATCATCTACCTGATCGGTGCTCCAGCGGCCCTGGCCTTTCCGGTAGTTTATACTATCACTGCAAGGTGGTGGAAGCACAGCGAAGGTCGAGTCTTCTTCGCGATGGCTCTGCCGACCTTCATGTTGTACGCGGCTACGGCTGTGTATTTGTTGGTCCCAGACGGAGTTGGCAAGGACATCGTAAGACTTGTGTTCGTCTCGATTGCCTCTCTGGTCTCCTGGATCACCTTTCTGGGATACCTGGCGTTCCGTCGAGACGGACTTCGAAGGTCAAGATCCATCTTGGCCTGGGAAAAGGCCGAGTTCGACAAGGCAAAAGAAGATCACTGAAAGGAGGATCCATGCGCAAGATGTACGACTCGACCAGCCCGGACGACATTCCGCGCGACGCAGAGATGGTGGCGTACTACGTCGACGGCATCTACAAGTGGTCACAGGCCTGGATCAACCTGTTCCCGAACGCGGTCAAGGTTCCCATCTCTGCTATCGGCGTCAACACCGCTCCGGTCGGGGACGTGGAGAAGGGATGCATCTGGCCGCCCGAGAACGCGGTCGGATGGGTTCGCCGGGCCCGTGCGGACGGGTATGACCCGACCATCTACTGCAACCAGCAGAACGACTGGCAGTGGGTTGCGGCTGAGTTTGCTCACGCCGGTGAGCCGGAGCCGCACTGGTGGGTGGCCAAGTACGACCAACTGGGGAACATCCCGGCCGGAGCCGTGGCGAAGCAGTACATGCACCCGCCGCAGATCGGCAAGCACTACGACCTGAGCGCCGTGGCCGACTACTGGCCCGGCGTCGACGAGCCCAAGGAAGAGGAAAACTTCATGGCTGGACTCACCCCCGAAGAGCAGACCGAGCTGCTGACCAAGACGCGCGCGGTCTGGTCGGCTCTGTGGGATACCGACAACGCGCCGATCGTCGGCGGTGGCCCCGGCAACAAGGAGACCGTGCAGGACACCGTACAGCGCGTGGCCGGGTGGCAGGACAAGCAGATCGAAGCCCAGCGCATCGATCGCGTTGCCATCGCCAACATCGAGACGGTCGTGAATCGCATCGACGCGCGCGACGCTTCCGGCGGCATGTCCGACGCGGACCGCAAGGCCTTCGCCAAGGAGCTGGCGGCCGAACTGCCGGAGGGTGTCGACACCCAGAAGGTGATCAACGCCATGAAGGGGCTCCAGGGCACCATGACCTACCAGTCGCGTCCGACCGGCGGCTGATCTACTCCTGAGTTCTCCGCCGAACACCTAGGAGACATCGTGCCTCTGGGCTCTGCTGCAACCACCGTCATTTCCATCGACTTCACCAGAGCCCAGGGCACGAACTCCTCGGGCCGGATTCTTTTCCAGCCGCCCCGGCAAACAATCGGCACCACGGTGCTCTCGCCGCGCCAAGTTTCCGTCAGCATCGTGGAGGGCGTCGGCGAGATCACCTTGGTCAGGCTGCCGGTTGGCACTTATCACGTCACCGAGCTGATCGACAACCAGCCCGAGAACCCTTGGAACTTCGCGCTGCCGCTCGGAGCGCCAAGCAACATCAACTACGAGGACATCGCAGCGGTCGAACCAGTGCCTGAGGTGTTCACCACGGTTCGAACCGTGAATGGCATCGCACCGGACCCGGTGACCGGCGACGTCGAGGTAGCGGGCTCGGGCGGATCCACGCCAGACGCCACAGCGGTCCTCAAGGGCAAGCTCCAACTTGCAGGAGACCTCGGCGGCACTGCCAGTGCCCCGACAGTTCCGGGCTTGGCAGGCAAGGCTGCGACAGTCCACACGCACACGGCTTCTCAGATCACCGACTTCGCTGCTGCAGCAGACGCGCGCGTTACGGCCGGCATCGCAGCCTGGGTTGGAGCTGCCCCGGCGGCTCTGGACACTTTGGACGAACTAGCCCAGGCTATCGATGATGATGTGAACTTCTCGACGACGATCATGACGGCCCTCGGCGGAAAAGCCAGCGCCGCTTCGGTCACTGCGATCGATGGTCGCGTTACTGCGCTGGAAAACGCATCGGCCAAGATCCCGTTCACCATCTTCGACGCAGCCGGTGATCTGATTGCTGGCACCGCAAATGACGCTGCAACGAAGCTCACCAAGGGTGCTGATGGCACGTTCCTGGGCGTTTCCGGTGGTAGCCTGGTGTGGTCCACGCCCGCTGGTGGCGGAGGGGCTGCATCAGAGGCGAACTATCCGCTCTCCGGGTACGGCCTGATCGCAGCGAGCATGGACCCAGAAAGCGCCACGGGTGCAGGTGCCCCTGGTGCAGGCGTGGCGGTGTGGCAGCGTGTCCGGGTCCCTGGCGGGAAACCCATTGTTGGCGCAGTCATGTACGCCACCATTGCAGGCAACACCCCTGGCGGTGGCATCCAGGGCTACTCGGTGTTCGAGGACGACGGAACGCTGGTTGGTTCAACTCCGACCGACAACGCCTTGTTCACTTCCACAGGATGGCGTCCGAAGGCACTTTCCGCGCCGGTCGCGTCGCAAACAGACCCGCGTTTTGTCTGGGTAGCATTCGTGTCGAACTTGGGTGGGGCTCCGACGTTCTCCGGAATGTCCACTTCCGCGGGCCCAATGAATGGAGGCGTGGGAGTAGCCAATCGGCGCTGCTTCTATGCGACCGGCATCACTTCCTGGGCCTCGATCAATCCTGTGAGCACTGGCTCTGATTCTGGCCAGACGAACTTCATCGGGCTGTACTAGGCATACGCTAAACTACCCCTGTGTCCGATTGGATCTCGAGAAGGCAGGTTAGAATCATGAACGATCAGGCGCAGGTACAAGAGCCCAATGTGGACGGCGAGTACCCGATCGAGCCGAAGGTGGCGGCTGCGCGAATCGCGGCCTTCCTGGTCTCGCTGGTGGCGGCCTTCCTGCTCAAGACCGTGCCCGTGATGGCCGGCATCATGCCGTTCTTGCAGGACTGGCTGGGACAGATCCTGACCGATATCCTGCTGGCCGGCATCGTCGGCGCGTTGACCTGGTGGGCCGGCTGGAAGGCCACGCACGTCCAGCGCCCGCAGGTGGCGGGAAACGCGGTGCTCCCGATCGTCGGTGAAGGCGGAACGAATCCGAATCTGTCTCCGCCAGGTTCGTACTAGCGCGCAGGCCGCGCTTAGGGTACGATGAGCTTGGGAAGCTAGGCCACGCGTCGCATCGAACTGATCAGCCCTGCTGGAATCAAGGGGATCCTCCGCCCCTCCAGCAGGGCTGATTCGCGTTCGGGATGGATCAGCTTCGCTGATCTGTACGCGTTCCGGGCGCGCGTATCGCGAGTCGCGCGGGTTAACTATTGCGCGCGTTCCTATGTTTCCGCGTACGCGCACGCGGCTTAACCGCGCGCCAGGTACCTACTCCGCGCCCGTAAAAGGGGGAGGGGAGGGGCTTTAGGGGTGGGGTGGGGGTAACGCGTCGTGCGCGCTATTTAGCCGCATACGCGAACGAAAACCCGCGCGTCGCGGTTCCTTCTCTACGCGCTCGTTGTCTAAGGATCGAGCTCGGGTGTGCGCGCGTCTTGGCTGAATCGCGCGAATGTGCGACCGAGCGCCTACCGCGCGCCCGCACGAATCGGCGCGCGGGCGCGTCTTTCGCGCGGATCCGCTCGCGTACGCGCCCACGGCGGGGGAGCTTAGCGCCTCGCGCGCCCGACAAGGAAGGTACCGCGCCGGGTCCCGCGCGCGAAGAATAGGCACAGCGCGCGATCCACTCTCTCGGGCGCCAGCGCTGCGCGCGTTGCGCGTTCTTCTAACCGGGCGCGGTTCCGTACTTTCCAATCGGGGCGTAGGCGTAGGCCCGCGCGGGTCGCGGTTAGGAACCGCGTACGTCGCGGGTCGCGGTTAGGAACCGCGCGTAGCGCCTACGAGCGACGCGGGGGAGAGGAACCGCGCGCCCGCTGACGCGGTTCCGTACTACGCGCGTGGATACGAGTTAACCCATTCGGCGGTATACGGGGGCCCGCCCGGCGGGTAGGTTAGTGCTATACCAAAAAGGGGGCGCGGCCCCCGGCCCCGCTAGGTAGGGGGTAGCGCCCCGCCGCTAAGTAGGGTAGGGTACTGTTTTACCGGGTTAGTCCGGCGGCCCCTAACGGGGCGCGGTCGGTATTACCGGGGTAGGGTAAAGGCGTAAGGCGCGTACCCGGCCCGGTAAGCCTACTAGCTGTACCGTAAAACTGGCCGGCTTTACTTTACCGGCCCGCTAGGGTAGGGTAGTAACGGTAAGGCCCCGGTACTCCGGGGGTTAGGGCCCGCTAGGTCGGCTAGGGGGTAGCTCTACTTGCTAAGGGTGAAGTATAATGTTTGAGGCGCAGCGTAAGGTGCGGGTTACTGTCCCTCGGGGCGGCAGTCTGACTAAGGGTAACCGCTACGTAGTCGGTACCTCGGCTACCCCTATCGCAACTGACTTCCGGGCCCGTAATTCCGGTTACTACGGGGTGAACTCTGCTCTGCCGGGTGACCCGCCGGTATTCCGTAAGAAGGCCGCAGTCCGCCCTGCGCGGCACGGTAAGCCCTGCCCCGGTTGCGGCATTGCTCTGCCCCTGGCGGGTCGCTGTAACCAGTGCTGGGACTAGTCTGACCTGCGTAGGGTACCCTTCGGGGTACCCTCGGAGCCTACGCGCTCGCCTTCGCGTACTAACGCGCGCACTCCCGCGACTAGGGGCGCACTCTCGAACTTGGACTTACCTTCGGTAAGGGCCATCTGCCTGCGGCAGATACGCCCGCGTACTAGGGAGCATTCTGTGGACTTTCTGAAGCTCGGTGAAATCTTCGGCGCAATCGTGTCCGAGTCCCTCGGCGCGTCCGTTGACCCGCTCGTGACCGTGTTCGACCCCTCGCTGCCGGTCGACGACTCTGACGTCGACTACGGCGAGTACGACACCGAGCTGGACAAGCTGGAATGGGCGTTCAACGGGGGCCAGCTCTGATCTGCTAGGACCAGCGCCGGACGCTGGGATGGCGTGCAGTAGCCGACCTACTGCGCGCTTTCCGAGCGCCCGCTCGTGCAACCACCTCGACTGGAGTACCATCAATGCCAGTCGTGTCAACCGAGGAGTCGAAATGGCCGAGTCCACCGCCAAGAACTACACCGCCTACGTCACCAAGGCGCCCACGCCCCTGCACGAGTTCTACGCGGGCTGGATCGCCGAGAAGACCGGCTTCGAGCCGGACCTGAAGGCTGTGCAGATCGCCGTCAACCTGTACGGCGACTTCCAGAAGTCCCCCGAGTGGATCGCCGAGCGCGACCGCCTCCGGGCCGAGGCCGACGCCGCCAAGTTGGCCGCCAAGGTCGGCAAGAAGCCTGGCACCACTAAGGCCGAGCGTGAGGCGAAGAAGATCGCGGACGCCCTGGAGGCTCTGAAGGCCGCCGGCATCGACACCTCCGGTCTGGAGGGGCAGAACCCCGCGCTCGTTGCGCTCCGGAAGCACGTCGCCTCGGCGGTCGAGCTGCCCGGCAACCCGGTCGTCGAGGCTGGCGCGGTCGTCGAGACTCCGGCCGACCCGGAGTCGTTCGTCAACGAGCGCGCTCTCGTCGAACTCGGTGACGACCCGGAGCCGGTCATCGGCACCAACGACACCGTCGAGGACGACGAGGCTCTCGTCGCAGAGCTGGAGGCCAACCCGGCCCCGAACCCCAAGGTCCAGGAGTCCAGCCCGGAGCTGGACGCGATGAACACCGACTTCGCCTCGGAGAAGGCCGCGCAGTCGAAGCCGAGCAGGGTTCCGGCCCGCCGCGCCCCGAAGACCGCCAAGGTGCCCGCCAAGAAGGTCGACGCCTGACATGCACCACCTCGACCCGACGTTCAGCGGGGAGCTCTTGGAGCCCCTGCTGATCGTCACCTGCGAAGAGTCCGACTGCCCGTGTAAGTATCAGAGCTAGGCCAGCCCCGGTGTGCGCTCGCGGATCGGCACCGGGGCACTTCAACCCGCAACTTCCAGATCGGAGGGCCATGCAGTTCGGAATTCTGCAGCCTTCGCAGGAGCTGCTTGACACTCTGCGCGAGGCTGACGAGGAAGCAGATACCATCCACGACATCGGATGGGACGGCACCATCGTCATCGACAACGAAAACATCATCTACTGGATGTTCGTCGACTCCCAGGAAACGACCTTCGCGGCTCGAATGAACCACGAGTCCGGAACGCTGGAGATCATCTCTGCACCTCTGGTGCACTGCAGAAACGGCCACGAGCACCTCGCGAGCTTCCTGCGCGAGCGCATCGGCCCCGAGATCGCACTCTTCATCTCTGAAGGCGGCCCCGCCTTCCACGAGGAGGACTGACATGAGCTACCTCCACCACCTCAGCACCGGCGGGGCAGTGCCGAGCGACGTGTTCCCGCAGCGCCCGTACCCGCTGCACGAAATCGACGAGATCGCCGAGGAGCTGGCCGAGGCCAGACAGGAGATGTTCGTCGACTCGAACCCGGAGCGTCCGTTCGTCGTCGAGGACGAGCCCGAGGACTGCGAGATCTGCGGCGAGCCCGAGGACATCATGAAGGACCCGTTGGGACAGTTCATCTCGGCCCGAACTCCCGACGACGTCGAAACGGTCTCGGCGCACGGCCAGTGCGGCGAGGACGCGGGCCTCGAGCTCGCTTAGAGAGGACATAGGATGCTGAAGAAACACCTGCTGGAAATCCTGGACTTCGCCGATTTGGACGTCCAGGAGAACGTGATCTGGGACTACGCTCCTTGGGGCCACGCTTCCCGGTGCTTCGCCCTCAGGGTCGACAAGCCCTTCGAGGAGGCCGCATCCAAGCTGGCCGAGTTCTACGTCTCGCTCGGTGCCGTGGCCCAGGGGTACGCCGAGATATGTTCATCGTCCGACGACGAGGTGGAATCCGAGGGATGGTCCAAGTGGCACCTCGACGCCTTCCCGAAGTACGGCCGAGGCGAGGAGTCGTACACGGTCTTCTACTTCCCGGATGGGAAGGTCGAGGACTGATGCAGGTCGTTAAGGTCACACTGGCGGCTAGCCGGGGTCGCCCCGGAACTGAAGCCTACGAGGTGCGGTTCGACGACGGCAAGCTGGCTCCTATCCACACGCGGGGCGAGATGGCTCCGACGTTCGACGTCCAGGGCGTAGCTACGTCCGGACACAGTTACTTCGCCACAGAGGAGCAGGCCGCGCGCTACGCCCTGGCTGTGTCGGAAACATCCCGGAAGATCAACAGGAGGCTCCATGGCACATCTGAAGTGTGACGGCGGTCGGAGGGTCGTCGTCCTCAATCCTGGCATCATCGGAGATGCTCCGATCGCTCGGCACCGGTCGGACGGCACAATGTGCAACGGCGCGCTGTCGATCTGCGGAGTGAACCTCGACTTCATGCTGGTGCTCGACACCGTCCGAGTTCACCGGGTCGACGGCCAGCCCGAATCAACTCTGAGGAGGTGAGCATGGAGAAGGACCAGCAGGGCAACGAGTACGACCCCCAGAAGGACCCCGGTAACACCGGGGCCGGAACCAAGTAGGAGTCAGCATGGCACAGTACGCGCTCGTCCACAACGTCGACAACCGCCTCAACGAGGAGGGCGACGCGCTCGCCAACCCCGACAACCTGCAGAAGGGTGACGTCGTCACCTTCTCGGTGACCGTCGAGCTCGCCACCGGTCCGCACCTGGCCGACGACTACCTCGAGATGGACGGCCTCACGCTCGAGGCGGTCGCAGGAGACATCCAGGCGCTGCTACACGGCAAGTCGCACCGGTTGATCAGCATCACGGCCGCGCGGTCGCTGATCCTCGGGGAGTACGAGGACCTCAGCTGACAGGCCGAAACGCCGGGAGGCGTCGCAGCGTGATGCGCTGCCTGAGGATGGCCGAAAGGACGCCCAGTGCACAAAAGTGACTTCCGGACTATCGCGATCTTCGTGATCTGGTCTGTGATCCTGATTGTTTCCGAGCTCACGAGCGAAGGGGAATCCAAATGACCGAGTTCAATCCGCGTGACATGCGACACCGCATGCAGATGCTGCAGCTGATCCACGCGCTGGCGCTGGAGATCAATACCGGCCTGCGCACCAAGATCAACTTCTTCCAGCACGCCAAGGCCCTCGGCTGGGTCGACCCGAAGACGCGCCAGCGCAAGCAGGCGCTCGAGCAGCTCGTGGCGCAGGCGGTGCGGGGCTTCGGGTACGTCCCGAAGGGCAACATCAAGCGGGCCCTGCCCATGAAGGTCGGATCGAAGAAGGTGGCGGCATGATGAAGTTCTGGAGGATTCCCTCGCCCGGCTGGTGCTACATCTGTGGCTGCTTCAAGGGCACGCTTGGCTGTGGGCACCAGTGACCAGCATGTCGGAGATCGCCAAGCCCGGTCTGTACTGGTTGCCGGAAGCCAAGGCTGTCGCGAAGGTGGTGGAGAACCGCAGCAAGACCCGCGTCTACGCCAAGGTTCTCCGCCAGGACCCGCTCACCGAGAAGTGGTCGTTCATGTACGCGCCCGGCCTGATCAACGAGATCAGCGCGGTCAACAAGATGACCGCCGAGCAGGCCTCGGCCTTCGGCGGGGAGCACGGTAAGTGCTGCAACTGCGGACAGAGCCTGAACGACCCGAGATCGACGCAGGCTGGCTACGGTCCGATCTGCGCAGCCAACAACGGCTGGCCCTGGGGCCAGGAGGAGAACTGATGGACATCGATCTGTTGAACCGCGACCAGAAGGTCGAGTTCGTCGAGCGGGTGCACGAGTTGGCCCAGCTCGCCGAGGAGTGGGCGCGTTCCACCACGCCGCTCACCGACGTGGAGCTGGACCGATTCCAGCTCCTCTGCAACGAGTTCGGAGTGAGTGAATCGTCGCTGATCGCTCGCTTCCAGCGGAAGGCTCGTGAGGAGGCCATCGATCGGACCTTCAGCCAGCCGAGGGTGCCGGCTCCGGAGTACTTCGCCAAGCTGCCGCAGCGCAAGCCGCAGCCGGTTCCCGGCCCCAAGACGGCGCACGAGCGCTGGCTCGAGGAGCAGGCGGGACGCGACCAGGCCTACAGCGACGCGGACCGGCCGGTCGTCGTGACGGCCGAGGATCTGCGCAAGTCGGTGCCGGTCTCGGAGGGCGAGAAGTTCGACAACGAGAACCACATCGACCCCGAGGGCGACATGCTCGTCGAGCCGGTCCGCAAGCCCGGCAAGCCCAAGCCGCAGCGCGCCAGGGTGGTCGGGGCAGTTCCGAACGACCCGCACGGTAAGATCAAGCTCGCTCCGCCGGAACTGCCGGTCGAGCAGACCACGTCCATCGAGGCTGTGATCGACGACAAGAAGGAGGCCTGACATGCCCATGCCATGGGAGCGTGGAATCCAGGGTGCCAACCGGGAAGCCCTCGCCAAGGGCGAAGCTGCTGGCAGGATCAACACCCAGAACGAGCAGCCCCCGCCCCCGCGTGGAGCGGACAACTTCATCGTCATCGACGACCGCGAAAACGAACGGGGCAACTGAGTTGAGCATGACCAGTTTCAAGGACGCCAAGCTCACCAGGTGGGTGCTTCCGGTTGTCATCCTGACGGCTATGCTGGCGGGGTGCGACGGCAAGACACCAGGTACGGTGCTGAACATCTACGGCACCGAGGCCACGCGCGGCACCACGAAGTGCGACACCGGCGACTGGTCGATCAGCGTCCAGAAGAAGGACGGCAAGATCGCCAACAACTGCGTCTCTGCCGAGACGGCTGCGAAGTACAAGGTGGGTGACCAGTACCCGTGAGATTCATCATTCCTGGCCTGGCACTGATCGGCCTCGGCTTCCTGATCGTCTCTGGCGCACTCTCGAGTGCCATCGAGTTCGCAAACAACATCATCATGGCGTTCCAGAACGCCTTCTGATCGAAGCCGCGCCTCGGCGCGGTGAGCCTTGGTAGCTCAACGGCAGAGTACCGTGTTAAGGGAACTGGCGACGGCAGGATCGTACTGCGGTGGGCAACCCTCTGAGCACTCGGGGACGGCGGTTCGATTCCGCTCCAGGGCACAAGCGCTCGGCTCGTCGGGACTGAACGCAACTAATCCTTGCACGTCAGGGTCGAACCAGGCGGGTCGAGCGCGCCTAGCTCCCAGGAAAGGAGAAGAAATGCCATCCGATGTGATTGGCCCGATCATCGCTCATCTGGAGCGGTTCGCACCACAACGGCTGAGTAGCAGCCAGATAGCCGAGTCGATCGGACTCGACGCGACCCAGGTCACCGGCTCGCTCAAGAACTACATGCGGAAGTTCCCGGAGCACGTGCTCTCCGAGAAGTCGGCAAATCGCCGCAGGTTCTACATTCTCTCTGGAGGCATTGAGGGGTCCGAGGGGGTACAGGAGAAGCTGTACGTCTACATCGGCAGGACGGACGACGGCTTCCCCATCGCCAAGTCCATGGAAGGAACGGTCTACCGGCTCACGCCGCTGTAGGCTACAATTGTGTCGCGCCGAAGGGTGGAGGACCCATGGCTGACGAAAAGCTGCTTTCCAAGATCCGCGGTCTGATTGACAAGGCCAATGCGACCGAGTTTCCCGCCGAGCGCGACGCCTTTCTGGCCAAGGCCGAGCAGCTCATGCAGCAGCACGAGATCGACGGTGCGCTGTTGGACGCGAGCCGTCCGAGCGAGCGCCGTGAGATCATCACACGCGAAATCGAGCGTTCTACTGGCGAGTTCGCCACCGAGATGCGCTCGATGCTGTCGTACTTCGCTGAGCACCGGGGCGTCAGGATCGCGACGAAGCGGTTCGGATTCGGCAAGCTCGTGACCTCGATGGTCGGGTTCCCGGATGACATCGACTTCGTCGAGATGCTGTACACGACGACGATGCTCGACTTCGCTTCGAAGATCACGCCCTCCTGGGACCCGCGCTCGGCGGGAAGCCCGGCGGTGTTTGACCACAACGTCCGTGCCTTCAAAGAGGCCGGGTACAAGTGGGTCGAGATCGCCAGGATGGCCAACAAGCATGGCGGTAACCCGCGCACCGGAATGGACGGATCGACGACGGACGGGGCCTGGCTCAAGGCCGCGTACCGGCGCGAGTGTGTCCGTCTAGGCGTTGCGCCGACCCGCCAGACCCAACGGCACGAGGCATTTCGCGCAACGTTCGCGACCGGCTACGTGTCGATGATCTATCGTCGACTGTGGACGATGCGCAACGCCGCCGAGCAGGTCTCTGGCGTGATCGCCGGCAACCTGCCTGCGGTTCGGGACTCGCGCGAACGGGTCAACGAGGAGTTCTACCGACTCTTTCCGCACCTACGGCCGGCCACTCCAGAGGAGCTCGCCGAGCGCAGGGCCGAACACGAGGCGCAGGCCGCGCAGGAGCGCAAAGAGCGCGAGGAGTTTCTGGACAGCCTCACCGAAGCGCAGCGCGCGGCCTTCCTGGCGAAGGAAGAGCGTCGGATGGACCGCGAGAACGCCAAGTGGGACCGCGAGACGAAGTCAAGATTCGACGAGAACGGTTACACTCTCGGCCAGCGGGCCGCCAGCCAGGTTGACCTCAGCGGCGGGGCCAACCACCTCAAGGGAAAGAAGGAGATCGTCTGATGGGCGACATGAACGAGCACGGCGCGGTCGATCCGGCCGATCAGCCACATAGTGGGGCCAAGCCGAGCGACATGCCGACTAAGTTTCCCAAGTCCCCGAAGCTCGCCGCCCTGGCGAAGAAGGCCGCGGAGGCTGCCAAGGAGTACTCGGAGCTGGCGGAGCTCCACAGCCTGCTGGGCCTCGAGCCCGAGGTCGGATCGGTGCTCCAGTTCGAGCACACCTTCTACAGCAAGCCGACCGGGTTCTCCAAGCCGTACTCGTACGTCGCGCTGCGGACCGAGGCGGGCTGGTACATGTCCGGCGTACGGCATTCCAGTCGCGTCTGGACCTGGGACCAGCTCGTCGAGTTCATCGGCGACGAGGAGTGCTTCATCGCCACCCAGTGGGAACAGATCGGCAGCGACTGATGAGCGTCCGCATCGTTCCGGAACGCCGGAGGAAGTCGAAGACGCTGGTGGCACAGCAGCGACACCGCAGACAGCACTGGTGGAACGCTCTGCGGGTGGACCGTGCAGCACACCTCGGCTGGTGCGTGCCGTGTCGCCTGAAATACCAGGAGGTGAGGGATGACTGACACCTGGCAACTCACACTGACGCTGCACGCCAACGACGACACCTACGAGGCGGAGATCGACGTGCCCGTGGATCTGCTCTGGCCGAAGCCCGTGACGTCGTCCAACGACGGCCGCCAGGACTTCGTCATGAATCAGATCTGCGCCGAGGTCGTCGGCCTTCTGAAGGAGGCGACGGAAGATGGACGTCGATAGCCACCTGGAAGCTGCGCACGAGGAGCGGCACGAAGTCGACTTGTCGTACGACGACCGGTACCACCCGGAGTTGGCCGGCGAAGACATGAATCTCGAAGACGACTGGAACGAAGATCGGGACGACGCGCCGGAGCCGAGCGTTTGCAACGGTGATCCGTGCGAGTGCGGCAACGGTTGTGACGAGCCGGGGCCGACGGTAGCCCCGAGCCACTGGGGGATTGATGACTTTCCCTTCTGAAGACGAAGGCCAGGAAGAGTACGACCGTCTGTGCGACGAAGGCATGGACGGACCAATCCAGTAGGAGGTGGCAGCGGTGGCCATGTGGTTCTTGCGAACCGTGGCCGCCCTGCTCACCGTGATCGTGTTCGAACTCGTTGTTGTAGTTTCACTTATTCACACAGGAGTTATGCACCCGTGATTTACCGGGCATTCGTCGCCTTGCTCTCGCTCGCAGTCTTCGTTTCGACGGGGTTTGCCTGGTACACGGGGATAGGAGGGTAGATGTACAGAGAGGTGATACTCCGGGAGTTGTGGTCGGACCTCGATGACTGCGTCTATCGCCTCATGACTGATGGAGTTCCGTCCATATTTCCGGATGGTGACTATGTCACCGACGAGAAGAAATTCACGGAACACAACGAGGGATGGCGCCTTTACGGTTACGAGCAGGGTCGGGCACTCGGACTCGCACTAGCGATAGCGAAAATCGACAACCTTTCCGAACCGGACATCCAAGCTGTTCGGCGGAAAGCCATGGAAAGATGGGAGAACTACGTTGCAGAACAAGAGTAGGCCGCGCGTGACTCGGGAGATGATCTGGGTCACCGGCCCGGTGGCCTCGACATTCATCCTCGGCGGCGGAATCATGTCGCTCGTCACCAACAATCCGGTCTGGGCGATCGGAATATCGGTGTCAGTGGCGCTGGCGCTTCTCTGGATCTCGATCCAGTCCTACCGAGACGCCGGGGACATGCAGGAGGACGGAAAGGACGAGGCATTCCGCAAGGAATCCGAGAAGCTCGGTGATCTCGATGTTCTGCCGGGCCTCTGGGCTGACGAGCCCAGGTTCGAGACCCACAGGCCGGTCAACATCGACCCGGAGATGATGGACTTTCGCGTCTACGACGAACCGCAGCACGGCGAGACCCGATACATCGGTCCGCGCGCCGACCCACACCAGCACGGAGAGGGCATCTGAGTTGCCCAGCGGCGAGCACGCGCTGAACCACATGCGCAGGGCATACGGGCGGTTCGCCGCCCAGGCAGCCGAGTGGGGCTGGGAGATAGCGCACCTCAAGGGCGAGGAAGAGGGGCTGACTCGGATCTCTGTCCGGGTCGCGCGGGGCGACGAGAGCATCTACATCTGGTGGCTGGACGGAAAGCTCACGGTTGCGCCCGTTTACACGTTCCTGGGGGTTGAGACGAAGTTGCGCAACGCCTCAGCGGCGCTGCAACAGATGTCCGAGAAGCCCGCTGCGAAGCGAGTGCTGCGAACCAGGAAGAAGGCTGTCCGGCGCGGGCTCCTGGCGGAGAACTCCGACTTGACGAAGCTGGCTCGAGATTTGCCGTGGAACCCGGATGACATGGAGGATCCGATCCTCCTCAAGGCGCTGTACGGCCGCACGGTGATCTGGACCAATGGGATCACCGACGGACTCGAGGAGGACACGATCCGTCCCGGTGTGAACTGGGACAAGATGAAGTACCACGTCAAGCTGACGTCGAAGGGGCGTCGGGTGGTGAGCTTTCTCGGCAACACCGGCTACCGCGCATTCGCGATAGAACAACTGTTGAGGGTGATCTGATGGCACGAGAGAAGAGAATCGAGACGGTCGCCGTCGGTTCGGTGACGCTGGAGTTCGATCCGAACCGGATCGAGGGCGATGTCGTGATCAAATCCGTTTCTTCGAGCGGCTGGCCCTACGCCACGTTCGTGCCGGTGGTCGATCTGATCGGTGCGGTCGCCAAGATGGGCAACGTGTACATGGACGAGACGTCCAGGCTGCTTCAGCCGTACTTCGACGAGAACCCGTGCAGGCACAAGCGGTACGAGGACACCTCGTGGTGCGCCGAGATGTCGTGCCACAACTACGCCGGCAAGCGTGACAAGGCTCCGGGGCTCGACTCGTTCGAGCCGGATCAGCTGGAGGGCGACTCCGAGGACTGCAACATTCCGGAGCACACGCACACGGCCGCACAGCGGCGTCGGCTTCGCACGACCGAGAGTGTCGAGGGGCTCAGCGCTCTCGGCCCGGTGACAGCGGTGCCACGTCGACTCGGGCTGAGCCCGGAGGAAGAGGCTGAGGGAGAGTGATAGAGATCGAGAAGTCCGCCAACTACATCTGGGCGCGAGCGCCGTACGACGAGGATGCAGCCCGGAAGTTGCGGGAGATCGGGGGCCGGTGGCTTCCCGCCAAGAAGCTGCGGAAGTTCCCGCTGGACTTCTCGATTTGCCTACAGCTCCGCGCAGCGTTCGGAGAGGAGCTCGATGTCGGACCGAAACTCACGGCGTGGGCACGGACAGAGAAGGCGCGGCTCGCGGGGATCCGGGAGCTTGCCAAAAGCAACTCTGCGGCTATTGGGATGGTGGCCAAGGCCAGCCCGGTACTGGCTGATGCCATGGCCAGTAGGACGTACCAGACCGTTGGCGCGGCTTGGATGGCGGCTACCCGGTATGCGATTCTTGGCGACCAGCCGGGCCTGGGCAAGACTCTTCAAACGATGGGTGCGGTGGTAGAGGCCGGCCTCCGCGGACCGATCCTGGTCTTCGCTCCGAAGACAGCAGCGCTCACCACCTGGCCCGACGAGCTCGACCGCTGGTTGCCGAACGACGGTTACACCGTTGTGAGCCATCTACCCGGCAACAAGCGTAGGGATGAACTCGGTCGGTTTATGGCCGATCTCGCGGACGGCTTGGTAACCGGCGCGCGGCATTGGTTTATCTGCAACATGGACATGGCCCGGATCAAGATCCCACGTGATCCGCGTGACCACACCAAGGCCATGAAGGATGCCAAGGGCAAGACCATCAAGCAGATGGCGTACCCGCATCTGTTTGATATCCCGTGGCAGGCCATTGTTTGCGACGAGAGCCATCAGGCGCTCGTGACGCACTCGGCCTTTCTGAAGGACCACACACAAGTGCGCGCGGGGCTGGCGAGCATCAAGTTGCCGCCGCACGGTCTGCGAATCGCACTGAGCGGTACGCCGTACCGAGGCAAGATCGAGAATCTGTGGGGCACTCTGAACTGGCTCCGCCCTGATCTGTACAAGTCGTACTGGAAGTGGATCGAGCGCTGGTTCGTGGTGTACGACAGCCACGAGGAAGGTCGGATCATCGACGGCATTGACGAGTCCAAACTCGACGAGTTCGCCGACGAAATGGCCACGTTGATGCTGCGACGCACGAAGGATGAGGTGGTTCCGGATTTGCCGCCGAAGCTGTACGCGGGCAAAGCGCTGGACGGACAGAACAAGCAGTACCAGCCGGGCATCTGGTTGGATCTGACGGCGGTACAGAAACGAATGTACAAGCAGCTCAAGACGCACGGTGCGGTCACCACCGATGGCGGCACGATGATGGCCAATGGTGCTCTGGCCGAGATGATGCGTGCGAAGCAGATCGCGTCCTCGGCGGGGAACTACACTAACGATGAGTGGGAGCCGTGCCTGCCGAGCAACAAGTTCGACTGGCTGGTGGAATTCCTGAGCGATCTTGGGATCGAGCGGAGTTCGTCGGGAACTGGAAAAGTAATCGTGGCGAGCCAGTCGACGAAGCTGGTGAACCTCTTCGCCCACGAGCTGATGCATCTCGGTATTCCGAGCTTTCGGATCACTGGCCAGGTCACGCCGAGGGAACGCCAGCGGCAGGTTCACGAGTTCCAGTCGGACCAGAACCACACTCGCGTCTTCTTCCTGAACACGGATGCAGGCGGCGTGTCTTTGACACTCGATGCGGCCGACTACGTTGTGATGCTCGATGAGAAGTGGATCCCCGACGACCAGGAGCAGGTCGAGGATCGCGCGCACCGCGTGAGCCGTATGCACAACGTCACGATCTACTACTTGCGGTCGAAGGGCACCATCGAGGAGCACATCTGCAGGGTCAACGGTGACCGCGAGGAAATACAGAAGATGTTGATGGACGGTACGCGGGGCGTCAGCTTCGCCAAGCAGTTGTTGAACGGGGAGTGATGGACGAAACCTGGGCTTTCATGTTGGCTTGGTGCCTGGTAGCAGGGGTCATGATCGGATTTCCGATCGGATGGATCCTGCGGGGAAGGCGCGATCGCAAGTCTCGCCGAAAGATGGAACTGAACCGAATTGCGGCAAGGAGGGCCGCGGACGCCAGGAAGGCCACTGCCGACACGCTCCGATTGACGCGGAAACAACGGGAACTGCACGACGCCGGGCGCAAGCTTCCCGCCAGGGAAGGTGCGGGCCCGCCTATCAAAGTCCACAAGATGAGGGTTTCGCGTTCGCCGAAACCGCAGCGGTAATTTCCAAAATTGCCTCGGCGAAACGCTAGCTAACCCCCTACCCGTAGGGTAGGGTTTGAGGTAGTTCGGAACACAGCAAAAGGAGAGTCATGTCGGTCGACGAGAAGGTCAACGCTTCCCTGGTCGAGAAGGACCCCACCAGCCTGCACGAGAACTACGGCGTCTGGCTGAAGGAGAAGACCGGCTACCCGGTCGACGCCGACGCGCCCGCCGAGGGCGAAGAGCCCAGCGAGAAGTGGACCGCGTTCATCAAGTCCATCCAGCTCGCGGTGGTCTGCTACGCCTCGTTCCAGCGGTCGCCGGAGCGGCGCGACCAGAAGGCGGCTGAAGCCGACGCCAAGGAGGCGCGCGAGGCGGAGGCCAAGGAGGCCAGGTCCAAGGCCAAGGCCGAGAAGGAGGCCGAGCGCGAGGCGAAGCTCCAGGAGGCGGCCAAGGCCAAGGCCGAGAAGGCCGAAGCGGCGAAGGCCAAGGCGGACGCGGCTGAGGGTGCGGACGACGCCCCGAAGACCGCGAAGGCCAAGCCCGCCGCGAAGACCGCCGCCAAGGTCAAGGTCGGCGTCGAAGCCCCCTTCTAGACCCCGGCCCCGGTTGCCGGCCTCGCGTAAAGGGGCCGGCCACTGCGGAAGCAGTCAGTTTTCGTGAATACGGAACGGGTTCGCCTGGAAGCTCGGCTCACGAACACTGGCTGCTCCCGGAGTGACGGGAGGATGGATGCCGAACAATTCGAAGCGCATGGCGGAGCGCAAAGCTATGCGCGTCAAGGTGTCCGTCCAGCGCAGTAAAATGTACCCACTGGGTTGGTTTTGGTATGCGACTCACATTCCGCCCGATCAACACGGTGAATGGAACGTGTACAACAACTGGTACTGCCGCTGCCAGCCGTGTAAGGATGCAAATGCGTTGCACGGCATGGAAGTGAAGTATAACAAGTCCAAGTAGGTCTGAGCCAATCGGAGGAATGGCAATGGCTTCTTTTTACGACTTCAAGTTCGATGCGGTGCAGGATATCCCCGAGGTGGCCGGTGCCGGCGGTATCCTGCTGGTCTGTCAGGTCTGCAAGCAGATCGATCCCAACCCCGAACCGATCTCGGTACCGGCGGGAAACGCCAGCGTGATCCGGGAGGCGGTTCGCACCCACGTGCACCAGGCTCTCGGACAGAGCGTGACGCAGGCCGTCCGCGAGTCGCAGGGAAGACCGCACCTGGTCCATGGCGACTGGAGACCCTGATGCCCTGGAAGAAACGCATCGTCAGTATCCGGCGGCACGGCCACATCTGCCACCAGCCGTTCATCTGGTTGTGGATCAAGGTCGGATCGATCTGGCAGTGTGAGTGCGGCAGCAATTATGTCGTCTTCAAATACCCGACCAGTGGCCTGAAGAGTTGGCGGCAGATCCTGTGAGCGCCCGGTGGAAAGAGCTGAAGAAGGAAGCCGCCGACGATCTCGAAGCTACTTGGTGGCTGATCCGGGACTTCTGCTGGAACGCCGTCCCGGTGCTCCTGTTCCTCGGGATCGAACTTATCATCATGGCCGCATTCGGAAGGTTGCCCATCCCGTGACCGAAGTCCACATGCTCCGCCAGAGCGAGCGGGGCACGTTCAAGAAGTGCCCGTTGGCCTGGTACTGGGGCTGGCACATGGGCCTCAAGAAGAACGAGATCGGACCGGAATCGCTGTGGTTCGGTACCGGCGTGCACCTGGCGCTGGCCTACCACTACATCCCCGGTCTGAAGCGCGGCATTGATCCGCGCGAGACCTGGGCGTCGTGGACTATGGCCGAGCTGATCCAGGCCAAGGCCGACAAGCCCAAGATGCACGTCGAGGAACTTGAGCTGTGGCACAAGGCCATCGACCTCGGCGCGGCGGTGCTCGACAACTACATGAACACCTACGGACTCGACGAGTCCTGGGAGTTCATCGCGCCGGAGCAGGCCTTTTCGGTGCTGATCCCACACCCGCGTACCAAGAAGCCCGTGGTGAAACTCGTCGGAACGTTCGACGGAGTCTACCGCGACCTGGCGGAGAGCCGGCCATCACTGCGTCTGCTAGAGACCAAGACGGCGGCTTCTATCCAGACTGGTCACCTGACGATCGATGATCAGGCGGGTACCTACTGGGCGGTAGCCACACACGTTCTCCGCCAGATGGGGTTGATCGGTCCGAAGGAAGTGCTCGACGGCATCACCTACAACTTCCTGCGGAAGGCCGAGCTCGACAGTCGCCCGATGAACGCGAACGGTGAGGCCACCAACAAGCCGACCAAGACGCACTACATCGACGCGCTCTGGACGGCCTCGGCGGTAAACGTTGGGCTGCACCGGGCGTTCGAAGAGCACGACATGACGCACGCCAAGCTCGCCAAGCTGAACACCGCACAGCTCCAGGCTTCCGCCGATAAGTACGGGCTGACGGTGTTGGGAGATGTCTCGAAGGTGCAGCCTGCGCCGTATTTCCACCGAGAGGATGTTCCGCGCACCAAGTTGGAGCGCAAGGGGCAGATTTACCGGATCGGCGCGGAAGCGATTCACATCGACTTCATGCGGGAGAACCCGGACTTGATCTACAAGAGTCCGCGGTACGACTGCAAGCGGTTCTGTGACTTCTTCGAGATGTGTGAGGTCCACGAGGCTGGAGGGGACTGGGAGGAGCTCGCGAAGCAGTTCTTTCACGTCGTGGACCGGTACGAAGACCACCGCGTGAACGCGGTAGGATAGCAACAGGAGGTTGCGTGGTAGCTCCACCGGCCGACATTATCGACATGTCGGACTTCGAGGAGTCGATCAACATCATGGTCTACGCCGACTCAGGTGTCGGCAAGACTGTGCTCGCGGGCGGCTGTGACCTCATCCTCGGAGTCGAGAAGGGCCTGATATCCGCCAAGCGCATGGGCTCGAAGGCGAAGCTCTGGCCCATTCGGGAGTGGCAGGACCTGCGGAACGCGTACGCGTACCTCAAGGCCTCCACCGACGAAGGCAGCTGCCCGTACAAGTGGGTGGCGATGGACTCCGGGACCGAGATGCAGCAGATGGCGCTGCGCTGGATCCTGGAGGAGGCCAAGAAGATCAAGAAGGAACGGGATCTCGACATCCCGGAAATTCAGGATCACCAGAAGTGGCAGAACATGTTCAAGCGCTTCATCAAGATGTTCAATGATCTTGATGTGAACATGCTCTACACGGCGCTGCCGTTGCACACGGAGAACGAGGAGGGCGACCCGATCGTCCTGCCCGAGTTCCAGGGCAAGGGCTTCCAGATTGCCCAGTGGGTCTGCGCACAGATGAGTGCGGTGGGCTACATGAAGGTGATCAAGGTCCGTGTCAAGGGCACCTCGGGTGACCCCGACGACAAGGGCACCATCCGGGAAACGCGGGTGATCAGCTGGGTGAACGACGGCACGATCTTCGCCAAGGACCGCTACAACGTGCTCGGGAAGCAGTTCCTCGACCCCACGCTGCGGAAGATCCACCAGAAGATCATGGCGCCACCACCCCCGGCCAACGCCTACGGCCCGGTAGCCGCGCCCGGTAAAAGGCCCGCCGGCAAGGCCGGCAAGCCCGTAGCGTCGGTCTCGGGGCCGGCAACGGCTACCCCGGTAGCGGCGGCCCCGGCGGGTTTGGTCCCGGACACGATCGAGAACAGGCAGCTCGGCGGTCCGGAGCAGGAAACGGCAGCCACCCCGGCTGCCGAGGTCAAGGGGCCCAGTTCCCCTGGAGTCGACGAGTCCGAGACACTCGTTGACGATGACGATGAGGAGAACAGCTAGTGCCGAAGATCACGTTCGGAGGCCAGGCACATCTGGCCAAGTCCAAGCTCGACGACGTCGAGGCGTACGACGAGGCTCTGCTGGGTCTCCCGCCGAAGGGCATCTACCGGCTGCGCGTCAAGCGGCTGACCATCCGGAAGAACTCCAAGCAGGACTGGATGCTCAACGCGGTCGGCGAGATCGCGGAGCCGTCGACGTCGCCGAAGGCGAAGTACAACGCCTACGGCTGCTGGTTCAACCTGAACGTCAACGAGAAGGGTGCGCGAGGCATCAACGCCTTCCTCGACGCGCTCAGCGGCGGCAGCCAGGTGGTCAAGGACAAGTTCTGGGGCGGGTCGGGCGTCAAGGTCTCCGAGGACAGGCTCAAGCCCGTCGTCCTGGCCATCGGCCCGCTGAAGATCAACCCTGAAGGCATGTACGCGCACGCGCTGCTGCGCAACGGCACCGACCAGACCGGCACGAAGCGGCTGGACGTCGACCGGTTCCTGATGCGGAACGGTGCTCCGGAGGAATCGGACCTCGACAACGAGGACGACGGCGACGAGATCATCGTGGTGGACGCCGACGCCATCGACGAGGGCGAGTACGTTCGCGACGCCGAGACCGAGGACGGGATGCAGATCCCGGACGAGGGCGAGACTGGCGACGGCATCATCGGCGACACCTCCGATGTCGACGACTACGAGGACGAGGAGGAGTACGTCGAGCAGGTGCCGGAAGTGCCCGAGGAGACGGCCGCCGACGTCCAGGACGTCGCGGACGACGAGCCGCCGTTCTAGCCGGTGACCGACGGGGTACCTGCATGAGCAGGTCGCAAGTCGCCGGGCGCGGAAGCACAGGAGCGGAAGCATTCACCGGCGGGCCCCTTTCTCGGAGGTCAAGATGGTCACCCTCTTCCCCTACAAGAGCGCAGTTCAATCGGCGAGCTGCCTGACGGACATGCACCTGCTGAAGCAGTGCGAGGTCGTCGAAAGCATTCTGCACGGGAAGTACAACGACACCCCGATCCCTGGGATGTGGCGCGGACATCTGTACGAGCTGGTTAGCTACGGGCTCGTCCACTGTCTGATCGCCCACACCGAACGGGGCAAGTCAATCGCCGGCAAGTGGGCTCCCTGGAAAGAGATCGGGGCGTTCAACGGCCTCGCCCCCAGGGCGGGGAACCCGCCGTGGCTCGGCGACCCGTGGATGCATCGTTCGCACAGGAACCGGCTCGTCCAGTTGAATTACGACCACTACAGTGAACTGTGGCCGGAACAGGCGATCGCGCAGCCGTTGATCTGGCCCAGGATCGATGACGCCGACAGCCGGGGCTACCGGCTGTTCATCACGCCGAAGCACAAGCACCTGGTCGAAAAGGGTGTCTACCGAATGCCACAGGAATTGTGGTATGATAACTATCTGGAGGTTCACGAGTCATGAAGAAATGGCTGCAGATCACATTCTCCATGGACAGCGGTGACGTTGTCACCACGGACTGGCAGGAGACCGCGCACACCATATCGGACGAAGCGCCGTTCGACCCGTTCCAGATTGACACTGGACCGTTCGCACCGGACCTGGAAGGATTGAAGTTCGTCGGATTCCCGTGCAGGGACTACGAGGACGAGCTGCTCTACGTCCGGCCCTCGAAGGTCGAGAGCTTCCGGGTCGAGTTCAGGGAGTCGGAGGACAAGCCCAAGTGACTCCGGCATTCCTCTGGATCCGGTGGGACGGCGAGAACTGGATTACCGAGCTGTTCACTGGCGCTTCACGGCTCGAGGCAGGGAAGGCCTGCGCGGCCAAGATAGTTGAGCTCGGGATGCAGGGGCAGGGGCTCGTCATCGAGCCCGAACTGATGTTGCGAGAGGGTGGGGTCAAGTGAGGGTAGCGGTGCTTGGTTGCGGACCAACCGGGTTACTGGCCGCGTACGCGGCAGACCGGTTTGCTGGAGCGGATGTTGCCATCTTCTCCAAGAAGCGCAAGTCCGAGATGTTCGGTGCGATGTATCTGCACGAGAGCATTCCGGGCATCCCGCTGGCGGATCCGGTAACGGTGCACTACGCCCACGTCGGCGACACGGGGGCCTACCGCCGCAAGGTGTACGGCCCGGAATACGCTGGACCGGTGTCGGCAGAGAGGTACGTCGAAGCGCATCCGGCCTGGGACATCCGTGCGGCGTACAGCTGGCTCTGGGACGTCTACGGCTACCAAGTCAAGAGCACCGAGTTCCAACGCTCTGACCAGAGCGGGATCGCCATGTTGGTGGCCAGCTCGGACCTGGTGATCAACACCATGCCGCGCTACCTGCTGTGCGGTATGCCGGAGCACAAGTTCGATTCGCGTGAGGTCTGGGGCATCGGCGACGCGCCGGAACGCGGCATCTTCACGCCGTACTCGCTGCCGAACAACAACACGGTCGTCTACAACGGCGATCCGGACACGGCCTGGTACCGGGCTTCCAGGATCTACGGGTACAACTCCCTGGAGTACCCGAACCTGCGCGGCAAGAAGCCGCCGATCGAGGGCATCTCGAAGATCGTGAAGCCCATCGGCACCAACTGCAACTGCTGGCCGCAGGTGTTCCACGTCGGCCGCTACGGCAAGTGGCAGAAGGGCGTGCTGAGCCACGAGGCCTTCAACGAGGTCCTGAAGGAGCTCATGGCATGAGGATGAATGGGGAAGGCCCGGTCATCGGCCTGGACATTGACGGCAGTCTGGCCGACTATCACGGGCACTTCCTCAGGTTCGCGGCGGGCTGGCTGGGAAGAGAAATGCCGCCGCCAACCAAGATCAACCCCGGCGTCCCGCTGCACAAGTTCATGGGTGTCAGCAAGACCACCTACCGCAAGATCAAGCTGGCGTATCGGCAAGGTGGCCTGAAGCGGTCGCTTCCCGCCTATTCTGGGGCAGACGACCTATCCAGGACTCTCCGATCATGGGGAGCCGAGGTGGTGATTTGCACCTCTCGGCCGTACTTGCAACTGGGTCCGGTCGACCCGGACACCCGGCACTGGCTGTTGCGCAACCGGGTACAGCACGACAACCTGATTTGGGGCGAGCGCAAGTACATTGATCTGGTCCGGCTCTACGGCGGAGAACGCATCGTTGGCGTGCTCGATGACCTGCCGAGAATGATCGAGCAGGCTGAGGGGCTCGGGTTGTCGGCACTCATGATGAATCAGCCATACAATGTGGGTCTGCACCGACCGTTCGATCACATTCACCGGGTACAGACTCTGCAGCAAGCAGAGACCATCTTCTATGGACTGTTGGAGAAATGGCATGCCGAACGAGGGAAGAAGTTCCCGTAAGCCGCGCTTCCTCGACGACGACGCGACCAATTTCGAGCAGGAAATCGTCGCAGCGGCAGAGAAGCAGGCACAGAGGCCGACGTACTTCGACCGCGACGCCGCGAACAACGTCCGGATCACGATCAACCTCGGCACACAGGTCGAGGAGTTGACCAAGACCGCTGAACGCATCTTCATCGGCGGCACGAACGACCCCGGCCTACTCCAGGAGTGGACCTGGTTGTTCATGGACAAACAACGGGATTACGGCGACCGCGCCGACGACCTGGGTGTGCCCGGCCAGTACGCCGAGCTCAGCCGGAAGATGATCAAGCTGCGGCGAGCCATGTGGGAGGGCCATCCGCTCGTTGGCGAGCCACCCCGCGAGGTGGTTCTGGACCTGATCGGACATCTGTTCCTGACGCTCAAGCTCATGGAGCAGCAGAACTTCGGCGGAAAGGCAGGGATGCCCGGTGTGTGAGGGCAACTTCGAGGACAGCTCCTACCGGGGCAGTCGGCCGGCGATCTTCGTGGAGAACAACGGCGACGAAGTCGAGTACTTCCGCTCGCTGTGGCTGCCCGAGGAGGACAGCCCGCTCGGTCTGATGGCCTTCGGGCTTGACCGGGAGCTACCCGATTGGGTGCAGGCCGACTTTTCGAAGCCGGTGCTCGACCTCGGTCCAGGCCGCAAGCTGATCCCCGGAGCGGTCCGCATCGACTGGCCGAAGTACGACTTCGAGCCGGTGTCCGAGCACGTGCACCAGGGCGAGAACCGGCTCGGACAGCGGATCTACCGGCGCACGCCGATTCTCGGAACCTGGGGTCACCTGCCGTACCAGGATGGCACGGTCGGTGGGGTGTTCGCGATCAACCTGCTGGAGCATCTGTGGGACCCGCGCCCGCTGATCTGGGAGGTGTGCCGTGTGCTCGCGCCGGGTGCGCCGTTCACGGTGTTCGTGCCGGACGGTCGTTCGCCGCTGTACGCGCAGGACCTCGACCACAAGAAGCCGTTCGTCCTGGACAGCTTCCGGTCCCTGCTGCAGAACCCGTACTACGCCAAGGACCATCCTTCCAACAACATCAAGCTCGGATGGGCCTCCAAGTTCGCCATCAAGGAGGGCAACGAGACGTTGCTCTTCCAGGTCATCAAGGGAGATGACAAGTGACCGAAGAAAATCCGCAGTGGAAGATCGACCAGGAAGCGATCATCAAGGACGCGAAGGACCTCGGCAACGAGTTCGTTGACAAGATCAAGAGCGTCACCGAGCTGCTCTGGCCGGTCGTCTCGAAGTCCTACCTCGACGTGATCAAGCCCTACTGGGCCGCCTCGAAGTTTCTCATGGAGAAGGCCCGCAAGATGCAGCGGGACCGCGCCAAGTGGGAAGCCGAGCAGGAGCGAGCCAAGGACGACTCCAAGGACCCTGGCTACGACGCCAAGCGCCACGCGGACATGCAGCCGTGAAGGGCGCGGGGCTGATCATCGGAGCCAGCGTCGGATCGATCGGCGCGCAGGTCTGGAGCGATGCCAACGTCGACCGGCGGCTGCAGGAAGTCATGTGGTACCGGCCGCCGATCGAAGATCTGAACGTCCTCAACCCGACTGGGCTGGAAGGCTGGCTGCTTAAGGCCGGACTCATGGACAACCCGCGTGCCGACTTCGAGGGGTTCGACTACGTCGTGTACGCGGCGGGCGTCAACAAGCTCCGTTGGCTGAACGACATGACCTTCGACCACATGCGCGAGCACTTCGAGGTCAACGTCAGCGGCATGGTTATGCTGCTCAGCCGAATCAAGACGCTCTGGCCGGAGAAGGTGTTCTCCGCCGTGGCGCTGACGTCCGACGCGGCTCGCAACCCCATGCGCACCTCGGTGGCGTACTGCTCCAGCAAGGCGGCCCAGGAGATGGCCATTCGGGTTATGGCTCGGGAGTGGACCGGCTGGCGGATCAACGGGGTCGCCCCGGCCGTGGTCGCGCACACGAACATGTCGAACTCGATCGACGCCCAGATCGGCGCGGTGCGCGGTTGGACGCGAGAGGAAGCCGCCGCGTACGAGCGCACCCAGCTCCCGCTCGGTAGGCGGGTGACCAAGGCCGAGGTGTCGCAGGTGGTTCGCGACGTCCTCACCGGTCCGGCATACCAGACCGGATCCATCGTCAACATCTCAGGAGGCAAGTAGTGCCCGCTCCGATTCCGACGAACGAGAGGGAATCGTTCTTCGACTACCAGTTCCACCAGGTCGCCATGTACACCAAGGACCCACAGAAGGCCATGGGATACTGGCGCAGCCGAGGTCACCTCGATTGGATCGGGGACCAAGCCACGCTGCGCGGCTACATCACCAACCCGCTGACCGGCATCGTGTACCAGAGCTCGGTCCAGGCCGAGATGTGGTTCAACTACACGGTCCAGCCGATGGAGCTCGAGTTCCTGACGTACCACATGGGTACCTCGCGGCACTCCCTGGCGGGGAACGATCGGCCGTCGGCTCCGTTCATCTCGCACATGTCGGTGTACGTCGACGACGTCATGGGGGAGATCCGCGAACACGAACTCGCGTTCGGCTACCTGCCGTATCACCGATTCGTGACCACGGATCACACCAACCTCGGCGTCCGGAACAAGAAGCGGTTCATCGAGGCCATCTACGACACGAAGGGGTTCCTCGGCTACGACGTCAAGATGATCCAGAAGGTGCCGTGGGACTACGACGACGACATCTACCTGCGTGCCGAGATGTTCGACGACTGGAAGTCGCTGGAATCCCAGCGGCCGGACTGGAGCGAGGCCTAGCATGCTGCCCGACATCCATACGAAGACGGTAATCGGCACCGAGTACACCTTCACTGTGACCGGTGGTACGCCTCGGGAGTTCATGGGCGACGGCTGTTCGAGTGTCGGGCGGCCCCTCGGCTTTCTCGCGCCGTGCCAAGCGTCACTCGGGACGAACACGGATCATGTCCTCCTGAAGACGTACCGGCGGCGCATCCAGGACTTTTTCCTGAAGTCCTTCTGGTACAGGTGCGCAAGGTGCGACGGTTCCTGGCCAGAGTAGTTTCAATCTGAAAGGAAGACATGACCGTCAGAGTCGTCAGGATCCTGGAGTACTACTACGACAACCTGGCGCAGGCCAACGCGGACATGCGGCGGTGGCAGGTGCCGGCAAGTGGCGAGAAGCAGTTCGGAATGGGGAACCAGCGGTACCCGCTCGAGATCGTCCGGTCGTCGGTGCTCGGTCCGCAGCAGCTCTCAGCGGCCAACACCGCCGACTTCCATGACGCGCCGATCGGCTCGGCCGTCCCGCAGGCTTGGGAGCCGGGAACGACGGCCGACGACTTCGCCTACCGGCAGTCCGTGCGGGCTCACGGCGAGCTGACCGGCGTCGAGGGCTCCGAGGGTTTCCAGGAGGGCAGGGTCTGATGCGTTTCGTTTCACTCCACCACCACACCACGTTCAGCTACGGGGACGGGTACGGGCTTCCGGACGAGCACCATGCGCGGGCTGCGGAGTTGGGAATGACGGCCCTCGCACACACCGAACACGGCAACGTCTCCTCGCACGTGAAGCACGAGAAGGCTGCCAAGGTTTCCGGCGTGAAGCCGCTGTACGGCTGCGAGCTGTACACGGCACCCGACCAAGTGAGGTCAAAGTGGCACCAGACGGCCCTGGCGGAGAACGCCATCGGCTACCAGAATTTGAATCGCATCGTGAGCCGGAGCTGGGACGAGAACTTCTACCAGTACCCTACGACCTCGGGCCAGATGCTGGTGGATCACTCCGAGGGCATTATCTTGACGAGCGGCTGCGCCGATTCCCTGTTGTCATGCACGTTGCTCGGGGGAAAGTCGAATGGCGAGAAAAGGACTACGATTTCTTCGTCCGACATGGACGCAGCAGAAGTCATTATCCGCAAGTATCAAACGATGCTTGGCAAGGACAACTACTTCATCGAGGTCCAGCAGTTCCCCGCCTTGGAGCGGACACGGATCCTGAATCCAGCCTTTGCCGAGTTGAGTGCGCGCACTGGCGCGCCGCTGGTGGCAACAGCTGACTGCCACTACCCGTACCCGGCGGACAACGACATGCAGAAGATCTTGCACGCCGCGCGACGTGGCGGCGGCACGGTGGCCCAGGCGGAGGCGAGCTGGGAGTACGACATTCTGCTGACCTTGCCGGAATCAGACCAGTCTCTGCACCAGGCACTTATGGGTACTGGTCTTACTTCCAAGCAGTCGTGGGCAGCCATCCTGGCCTCGGAAGAGATCGGACAGCGCTGTACGGTCGAGCTACCGAAGAACGAGCTGCTGCGCTACCCGCTAGAGCCGGGGTACGCGGACTCGCGCGAGATGGTGTGGGAATGGATCCGGAATGGCTGGCGGTACCGGCACGCCAACAACCCGGACTTCCGACGGATGATTTCTGATCCGGCCATGAAGAAGAAGTGTCTTGAGAAGGTGAACTATGAGATGCAGGTCACTGGATCCAAGGACGGATTCATGGACTACTTCCTCATGGTCGCCGACGCAGTCACCTTCGCCAAGGATGCCGGTATTGCCGTGGGCCCCGCGCGCGGTAGCGCAGCCGCAAGCCTTGTGCTTTACCTGCTTCGCATCACAGAGGTCAACCCGATGATGTTCCCGACGATGGTGTTCGAGCGGTTCATCGACGTTTCTCGCGCGGACCTGCCAGACATCGACCTCGACTTCCAGGACGACCGGCGACACGAGGTAGTTGAACACCTGCGGCGACGCTGGGGCGCGGACCGGGTCGGTAACATCGGGAACTTCATTCGGTACAAGGGCAAGAACTCCATTGACGATGTGGCTCGGGTGCACCTCATCCCGAAGTGGAAGACCTCGATCGTCAAGGACCGCATCATCGAGCGTTCAGGCGGTGACTCGCGGGCGAGCGATTCGCTCGGTGACACGTTTGAGACGTTTCCGCAGACCCAGGCGGTGCTGGACGAGTACCCGGAACTCGGGTTCGCCATCCGGCTCGAGGGCAACATGCGGGGCATGTCGGTGCACGCGGCGGGCGTGGTCATCAGCAACAACCCGATCTCGGACACCTGTGCGGTATACACCCGTGACAACGCCACGGGCGGGCGGACCCAGGTGCTCGCGTACGACAAGAAGGACGCCGACTATGTCGGCATGATGAAGATGGACTTCCTCGGGTTGTCCACGATGGGAATGATCGCCAAGGCTCTGGAATTCATCGGAATGGACTTGAAGGAGCTGTATGCAATCCCGCTCGACGAACCCGAGACCCTTGCCGCCTTCAAGCGCAACGACGTCGTCGGAATCTTCCAGTTTGAGGGCCGAGCCACCCGGCTTGTCTGTGGAGACGTGTCGCCGGACAACTTCATGCACCTCGCAGACATCAACGCTCTGTCTCGTCCGGGGCCGCTGTTCTCGGGCATGACGGCGGAGTACGTCGAGGTCAAGCACGGTCGGAAAGTCGCCGACAAGATCCATCCGATTGTGGACGAACAGACGTCCTGGACCAACGGCCAGATCGTGTACCAGGAGCAAGTGCTAAACATCATCCGCATCATGGGCGGCTTCCCGGTCACCAAGGTCGCGGACATCCGCAAGATCATCAGCCAGAAGCTCGGCGAGATGAGCTTCAACACGATGCTGGAGGAGTTCATTGATGGAGCCAAGCGACTACATGCTGTTGATCGTGAACTCGCCATCCGCATCTGGAAGTTCATGGTCACAAGTGCTACGTATTCCTTCAACGTCGCGCACTGTGTCTCTTACTCGATGCTTGCCTTCTGGTGCATGTGGATCAAGGTCCACCACCCCGTGGCGTTCTATGCTGCCCAACTGACCAAGACTGAGAAGGAGAAGTGGCCGAAGATCCTGAAGGACGCTCGGAAGCACGGTCTGTCGGTGCTTGGCCCGGACATGGCGCTTTCCGCCGAGAGCTGGACGCCAGACTTTGCCGGCAACGCGGTTCGAGCCGGGCTGACGCAGATCGAGGGCATCGGAGCGCGGACGTACGCGGCCATCACCGAGGCGCGGGCGGCTGACCCGATCGGGTTCGTCGAATGGGACGACCTGATCAAGGTCAAGGGGATCGGCAAGAAGACCATCGAACGGATCAAGGCGTTCTGTGAGGACGAGGACCCGTTCAAACTGGACTACCTCGGGAAGCTTCTCAACGAGTACCGTAAGGGGCTCGAGTCGCAACGGTACGGCTGGGGTGGATTCCCGATCCCGACGCACACCAGCAATGATTTCCCGCAGCACTCGAAGTTCCACAGGGTTGTCTGGATCGGGATGGTGCGGAAGAAGAACTACCAGGACTACATCGAAAACCAACGCACCCGAACCGGTGACGAGGTCTCCGAGATCATCGCGCGGATGAAGGATCCGCATCTGGTGACGTCCTGTGTGCTGCATGGATACGACGACGGCGACGAGGACGTGTACCTGCGGTTCAACCGCTGGACCTTCCCCAAGTTCAAGGACGCACTGGAATCTC